TTACTATTGCATTGTCAACATATTTGATTGTTTCTAAATTCCAAATTTGTGCAAGTAAACCCATGTTGTTGTTCCATACGTGTTCCCAAGTTTCTGCGGCACCTTCTGAATCTGTTGTGCCTAAGTCTTCTGAATAATCTGCTTTTTCACCTGAATCATAAGTTCTGTGAATCATTGCCGCGTGTAGAGGAGCCGCATCTGCATCTATAACTCCTGGAAGATGACCTTCCATTACAGGACCTTCATTAGCAACCATTTCTTCTTCAGTGTCACCACCGCCAATAACATTAACAATTACGCCTGTAGTTGCGTTGTATTGAAACTTAAGATATCTTTCACCATTGTAAACTGCGTCTTGTTCTGTACCATCAGAAAAGTCGTTCACGTATGGTTCATTTGGTATTGCTATTTTGAATGCTTTTTCTATTGCCATTTTTTTATCCTCTTATACTTTTATTTATCAAATTACTATTAACTTGATGGAACAAACTTGATTCTTACTCCACCAAATCCACCTCTAATTCCGTGATCTCTTACATCTGGACATGGGTTAGGTGATAGCCCACCTGCTCCCACAGGTAGATAATTGTTACAACCTTGCATCTCATAACATCCGCAAGATCTTGTTGATCTCCAACAGTGTGCATCTGGGTTACCTTGTCTTGGTGTTTTTGTTGCCAAGTTAAGTGCCGCATACCACTGAAATAGTTGGTTTCCTGACCATTGTGACATTGGCGTTCCATCTGATTCTTTTTGGAACGTAATTAATGATCCTTCTTCTGAAAATAATCCTGCCGGTGTAGCCACGTGTTGTTGGAATCTACACTTACAGTGTGGACAACATCCAAAGAAACTAGCACATGAAAACTGTCCGCAACAGTTCTTGCCAGTATCTCCGCCGTATCCTAATGAACACCAGTGACCTTCACATACGTTACATACTGTTCCGCAGTTGTCATTGTTGCATTTTGTATAACAGAAACCTTGTGCTCTGTAACAACAAAATAATGAACTTCCTGTTGTACACATAGATTTACCACCATAACCACCTCTTGAACAAATACAGCCATTACCGTTTGCGGCTGTTACCCAACAAACGTCTGATTGTTCTGAACATCCTGAGTGACATAGTGGGTGAGCGTAACAACTGTGTCCTGTTTGACCAGTCATTGTATCACCTGCTTGTACTGTAATTTTCTTTTGAACGTATGCACCAGCATTTCCTGGTAATCCGTCTCCACAACAACACATTCTTGAACCTGATCCGCCAGCACCCCAAACTTCGATAGTTGCTACGCCATCAACGTTTGCTGTCCAACAAATACCGTTGCAAAATTTTGTGTAGTTTGTACCTGATGTGTATGAATAAATGTAACCAGTTTCGAGATTGTTTTCAATCATCTCTGCTGGGTTTCTAGTAGTTAATAATCCTTTTAAACTTGCCATAATAATATTTATCCTATCTAGTTGACCTACGGTGCCGCATCCAAATCGTAATCATTTGTTGTTGATATAAATTTAATTCTAACTAATCCATGTCCACCTCTGTGAGCGTGATCTCTTACGCCATCACAAGGTGTTGGACCTTGTCCACCAATACCTGCTGGATAGAAAGTGTTACAACCTTGCATATCGTAACAACCACAACTTCTATTACCTTCCCAACAACCAGTGTAAGGACCGCCTGTTGTAGGGTTACGTGTTGCTAAATTGAAACCATGTGAGGCATACATCCATCCACCCATTCCTGACCATTGTGATCTTCCTGAGTCTGAATCCATTGTGTAGTGTACTTCTCCGCCTAGTGTTGAAATCATTCCTGGTGGGAATCTATTAACTGGAACTTGTCTACAGTTACAGTTTGGTTGACATCCTCTGAAATAGTGACAACTGAAACCGCCATAACAGTTTGTGTCTCCGCCATAAGCAAAAGCACAGAACTGAGGACAAGCCGCAGAATCCATAAAGTTACAAACAATACCGCAATATGAATCACCGCCTTGTGTGTTACAATAGTTTGCCGCTACCGCACAACAATAAATTGAACTACCAGTTGAACACCAAGTTCTTCCACCAATTCCACCTTGAGCACATATACATCCATCTGCACCGCCATTTCCAAACCAACATATTTGTGTTGGCTCTGAACAGCCTCTAAAACATAAATTATCTGAGTTACCACACGATAAACCAATTATTGCACAAATGTAACAACCTTCAACCATTGTGATTGTTTTCTTTGCATAACCACCTGGGTTACCTGGAATTCCTCCACCGCAACAACACATCTTAGCACCTGATCCACCAGCACCCCATACTTCTATTTCTGCTGTGCCATCTGATGGTGCTATAAAACATACGTGACATCTAAAGTTTGTACCTCTTGATGTACCTGGGTAATATTGATAAATTCTACCTTTTTCAAGGTTAGTTTCATTTCCTACTGAAAAATCGTATTTGGTTTGAAGTAATGTTGTTAGACTAGCCATAAAATTAACTTACGAATTTAATTCGCACTCCTCCGTGTCCACCTCTGATTGCGTGATCTCTAACACCTGGACATGGGTTAGGTCCTCTTCCTCCTGTACCAATCGGCATCTGAGGTATACAACCATCGTTTTGATAACATCCGCAAGTTCTTCCACCGTCCCAACAACTTCCCCAAGGCACACCGCCTGTTGGAAATCTTCCTGAACCTAAATTCGCTAAATGGTGATAGTGTCCCATACCTGACCAATTCTGTGTTCCATTATTGTCATCATTTGTGTAAGTGATCATTCTACCTTCTTTTGAACCCATTCCTGATGGAGTAGGTATATGATGATGGAACATACAAATACATGATGGATAACAACCAAATGCTGATACACATGAAATTCTTCCACATTTATTTTCTTGTCCACCGTATGCTTGAGCACACCATGAACCGTCGCATTGATTACAAATAATTCCGCAGTTATCGTTATCTGTTCTTGTTACACAGAAACCGTTTGCTCTGTAACAACAATAGAAAGATGAGTTAGTAGAACAATAAGTTATTCCACCTTTTCCACCTTCTGCACAAGCACACGTTTCGTTACTTGCTATACAAAATCTTGCATGAGAGGCTTCTGAACAACCTCTGAAACATAATGCGTCGGAGTTACCACAACTTTGTCCTAAACATCCGCATACATAATCTCCTGGAGACATTGAAATTTGTTTTTTGACATACGCACCTGCGTTGCCTGGTAATCCAAAACCACAACAGCACATTTCTGCACCTGATCCACCTGCACCCCATATTTCTACTATGGCAGTACCTGCTACATCTGGGTGGAAACAAAATCCGCACCACATTCTAGAATAGTTAGTTCCAGGTGTGTAGACGTAGATACGTCCTTTTTCTAGATTAGATTCCTCAACCGAGACGAAAGCGTCCTGTTTAGTTCCAAGTAATGATTTTAAACTCGCCATTGTTTTTGTTTCTCCAAGTGTTTAATGATGTAAATTTAATATAATAAAATTATAAAAAATTATACAGCACCAATTATCCAACCATAAGTCGGACCAGTGTAAATCAAAGTTGCGATTGCACCATTTAAGTCCATTGTTAAGTCGTCTGCTGAACCTTGAATTAGTGAACCGTTCCTAGCAACTGTAACCGCGTTAGTTCCAAAGTTCGAAGTTGCATCAATGATTTGAATTGTGTCATTGATCAACAAAGAAGCATTTAGAGGTAACGTGATTGTGAAAGTGCTCGCGGCACTATCTGCTAAGATTCTATCATTTACCACTGCTTGGTAAGTTGTCGCCACTTGTTTAGTGACTACGCCAGCAGTTCCAGTTGTTGATATGTATCTTCCCATTGTCTTTGTTTCCTTTATTAGTACTCTTTATACTATTTATATAATTTACCTTAAAATTATGCTGTACTTGTTTCAATACCGCTTACAACTGCACTTACGTTAGTTGCACTTGAATGTGCTACCAATAATTGCGTTGCTGACAGTACTAAACCAGTTCTTTCTAACACACCATGACTCAAAATTTCTGTTTCATATTCAACATATTCTGAGTTATCCGGTGTAGCCGTATCTGCCACCGCTAATCTAACTGTAACCGCTTGGTTACCTCTGTTACAAAACGATACCGTTGCCACCGTAAAAGTGTCAGCAGGCGTTGTGTATACAGTCGTATTAGTAGCGGCTAAAAGATCTGCTTTTCCTATTCTTCCTGAAGCCATCGTTTTTTCTCCTTTAACTATGTATTAAGTAGTTCATCGCAATCGGTACACCAGTAACTCCTTTTGTGAAGTTAGTGACGCTTTGGAAATTGATCCCTACGTTGTTACTTGTACTTATCGTATTACCAGTAATTACCACTAGTCCTGCAGTAATCAAGTTAACATTGAGCGAACTAGCACCACCACCAATTTGTGAAGCGATATATGTTCTAATTGCTCTCTGTGTCGGAACAATTGCGTCTGAATTAGCCGCCATTGTACCATCAGTTGAGAATTCATTGATAGAAGCACTTGTTCCACCTAATGCTAAATCACCCAACTGTAATTCTTGTAGTCCTGATATGTTAAATGCATCAGCATTCAATGAAGCAATACCAGTTGCTTGTTCTACAGAGAATAAATCTCCTACTCTAAAGTTACCGTCTTGGTCTGTAGAAGTAAAGAATACTCTTCCTCCACCACCTTCAACAGTTTCATTTGCAGGAATTGGATTCTGTCCAGGTAAACCAGGGTAGTTTGTACTTGCAAAGTTACCTGTTCCAATATCCAAGAAGTCATGTCCTGTTAATCTAACTTGTGAGTATCTGATTCTTAATTCTAAAGATTGTCCATGTTCTGGTGCTTCATAAGATTTAATATCTGGTGAAACTTGTAATAATCCTGTGAATGGAGTTTGTGTTCCAAGTTGTTGATTAACAGCAACCAGTTTGAAATATTGTCCTGGTAAATGTCCAAACTCAATGTTTGATCCTGCTCTTGGAATTGAAGTTAAATTTTCAACAGCAATATATTTTCCTGTTTGATAATCATCTCTAAATCCACCAAATAATTCTGCTGTACCACCACTTAGATATGTTGTGTATCCAGTTGAATCAATTGCAGTTGTCATTTCGTAGTCTGCATAAATTTCAAATGTGTCTACTGTTAAAACTTTAACATAATAGTACACACCAGTATTCAATTCTACCATTCCAAGAATGCCATCAAATTTAACTTTGTCATTCGTGTTGTAGTTGTGTCCTACTGCTGTTACTACTGCAGGTGATGCCTTAGTAATTGCTGTAACAGTTGCTTGTAAACCTTGCTCTGTAATTGTAGCAGAAGCAGTTACATAATCTGAACCTCTTGCAACAAATGTTGGTTGACCTAAAACACCATCGCCGATGTATGCTTGTACAGGCGCTTCTGTAGTGTTGTTTGGATCCGTAAATGTTACAGTTGGTGCACTTGTATAAGAAGCACCACAATCTAATATTCTAACACTTGAAATTACTTCTCCTGTAACAACTGCTCTAGCAACTGCTTGTCTTGCCGCAGTTGAACCATCGTTATCTGGAGCACCTATTACTACTCTTGGAGTAATTTCGTAAATTGTTGTTGAATCTAGTGTTGCCTCAACTGCTTTGCCACCTAATGTGTCCCAACCTGCTGAGTCATCTGAGAATTTTTTAATTGTTGCAATTTTACTAGATGAATTGTAAGTGTCAATGTAACCGTACTGTCCAGCACCTTTACCTTCTGTTACAAATAAAGCCATTCCAACATAAACTCCACTTGCCGCTGAATCTGCCGCCGCTAAAGTAATTTGTGTTGTTGTACCTGTTTGTCCTGAGTTTGTAGTAGTTACAAAACCTTTACCACCTAAATCTGATGGATCAGAAGCAGGAGTTTCTGTTAATCTAATTTTGTATACTCCGCCTGTATTGTAAGTTGCCGCAACACCGTTTAATCCAAAACCATCACCTGTAATTGTTACAGTAGCATTTGAATATTCTCTACCTGCATTTCCATATTCAAGTGCAAGTATTTGTTCACCGTCTGTGAATACAGCATCTACTAATGCGTCAGTTGATCTGTTGTTAACTTTACCTGTTACAGGAACTTCAGTTGGATCAACACCTTCTGCCACACAACCAAAATCACCATATGATGAGTTACCGTTTGTAGCACGTATTTTTCCACCTGTCTCTGCAAGGTATCCAATGTGTCCGTAGTATGAGAACACAGATACAAGTTCTGCTCTTCCTAAATTTGTAATCCATGCACCAATACCATCTGATATTACTTGCGTAAAGTCATTTGATACCATAGAGTCATTACCACCTGCGTGTAAATCTCCGTCAATTTTTTGTCCTACAGCACCTGTTCCAAATGTTGTAACGTTTTGGATGTATGGTGATCTTCCACCTGCTCTAGTTATTGTTTCTTCTTGTACTGAGTTTGCAGTTGCACTAACAAATGTGTGAGGATATTGTTGTCCTCCTGGACTTGCTCCAACATTTACAGTGATTGATGTCGTAGTTACTGATAAAACTGTTAATTCTTTACCTGCCGCCGGGTCAGATGCTCTAGGATATCCAATCTGAGAAACGTTGCCGTCTTGAGTACAACTAAATGTTATACCTGCTGTTGTAAGTCTAACAGTTTCACCTGGTTGTAATTTGTGTGTACCAATTGCTAATTCAGTTAATCCTGTTGCAGGATCATAAGTTGTTCCTGTTCCTGGTGTAAACTGTTGTGTACCAGCAGTTGTAGTTGCAATCCATGTTTTAGTATCAGTTGGACCATATCCTGGATCAAGAGAAACAAAAGCACCCGCTGATGGACGTTTTGTTCCATAACTGTTTGCCGCTCCCAATGAACCTGTTAGTCCTTGTACAGTGGCATTTCTTAAACCTGTTGCTTGTCTCATGTAGAACATGTCTGAAGTTGTTGAACCTTGTACAGCATTCACATACCATTTGGCACCTTTTAATGATGCATAGTTTCCTGTGTACTCTAAATCGTGAATAACTCCGTCTACGTAATCTTTAATATCGTCTTCACAGTCGTTTTGACCAAACACATAACCTGGATTTGCTCTTTTCACAAATTCTGCACACTCTTTAGCCATAAAGTCTCTGTTGGCTAATAATCTTAGACGTGCATCTGTGTAACCAGCAGTTGTTTCTGCCACGTTTGAACCCGTTATTGCTGGCTCTGTACCGTTGGCATTAATTTTAAAGTCAATGTATTTCTCAACATTGTCAACAATTGCCGCCGCCGCTGTACCTGCCGCCGCACTACCTGCCGGCACTGCTGTGTTTTGTGTAACTGTGTTTCCTGATGTTACTGTTAACACTTGGAATGTGATTGTTTCACCAATCGCTGTGTCACCAGTACTTGGATTGTTAATTGTTTCTGTTGAAGGAATAGTAACTGTTTCACCTACTACATAATTTTGTCCTGGAGCCAATACAGTTAATCCTGTAACGAAACCAAATGCGTTTGTTGTCAATGTAAATGTAGCACCTGTTCCTGAAGCAGACGCTGTTGTGTTAACTGTTCCTGTACCTTCAATTAAACCAGCACCTTGGTAACCTAAACTTGCACCAGTTGGAGTTGTTATTATACCACCTGATGGTGTTACTGTAACAGCATTGTTTTGAACAACATCACTGATGATTGCTTCTAAACGTTGAATACCTTGTAAACTGTATGCAACATCACCATTTGCAACCACTGAAGCCGCCGGTCTGATGTTAGTTGATCTTAATTCATCTCCAACCACAGCACAATTTCTTGGTACATACATTGGAAGTATTTCATAATACGTACCTGTTTTAACATTTAAAGTTATTTGAGGTGATAATTTTGCAGGAACACTGTTGATGTTACCAGCCGTAATTGCATTTGATGACAATGTCATTAATGTTTCTATGTCTGCAACAACTGTTGATTCTGCTACCTTAGTCAAATCAGATACTTGAAGTGTTGTACCTTGTGATGGTGTATATCCTGTTGAATTCACAACCACTTGTTGAGCAATGTATGCCGCTCTAACAATTGCCGCTGAAGTTTCTGCTACTTGTCCAGTTACGTATGACGCACCTGCTGGTGTGAAATATTGTAAAGCCGCTTTTCTTGATTGAACATTTCCGCCTTTTTTCAAATCATTAATTGTAGCATCAATAAGAATACCTATATCTCTTCTACATTTCACTGCATCGTATGTAAATGCGTTTGTGAATGGTGAAATATTACCAGCAATTTGAACATTAATCCAAGCAATAACTTCATCTTGTATGAATGCTTTGTTTCTGTTTAATAAGTTTACACCTTGTGGATTTCTTGGTCCTTGATCAATTTGATGAAGTGCATATCTTACATTTTTAAATGGACTGTCTAGTGTAACACCAGCATTTGGAGCCGGAGTATCAACACCGCCTGGACCTACATAGTAAACTTGATCTACTTGTCCAACAAATCCCCATTCAGGTAATGTACCTGCCGCATTAACAACAAGTGCTTGTCCTGAAGCACCAATCGGTAATCTTGCTGGTCCTGAAGCACCGTAAATTAAAATATCACCTTCTGCTGATAACACATCATTTTCTGGTCCACCTGCTAACAATTGCCAAACAGATGTGTCAACACCAGCCCCTGGTGCATAATCTGGTTGATTAATTGTTGCTGGTCCAACATTGTTTGAAGTGTGTGCTGTAATACAAATGTAAGAAGTGTCTGTGTTTACTGATCCTCTTACAATATCGCCTTTGTCATAAACAGCCGCATTGCCCCAAGTACCTTTCCAGTATAAACCTTCGTTTAGTTTATCCCAGTGTAGTACACTTGGTGGTCTATTTCCTGTTGTGTCAGCGATAGCAATGTAAGTTGTACCACCAACTCTAACAACATCTCCTGTTTTGTAAGCAGTTGCGTTGTTGTAATCTCCTTTTAAACTGAAACCTGTAACAAATAAATCCCAATCAGCAGTTTCTGTTGATGGAACTTTGTTTAAGTTATTTCTTAATCCAACGTATTGGTAACCTCCGTAAGTAACAATGTCACCTGGTTGGTATTGTGTAGATGAACTCCACGAATCTTCAAATTCTAAACCTGGAATAAAAATGTCCCAGTTGGCTTCGTCAGCCGCCAATGATGCACCTGCTGTATGTGACGCTGTTGCAATCCATAAGTTAGCACCATACTTAACAACATCATTAACTTTGTATCTTGTTGCTGTTACCCAAACACCTAAATATTCAATACCTTTGTGTAGGTATTGCCATTTTGCTTGATCATTTTCTAAACCTGATGCTACTGTGCCTGCTGAAGTGTGTCCAGTGATACAAACATAAAGTTGTCCACCATATCTTACTGTGTCATTTGGTTTGTATCTTGTGCTTATTGCCCAAGTGTTTAACCAGTTAAATCCTTTTGCAAACACTTCCCATTTTGCAATATCTAATTCTAAACCATCAGCCAATGTTGCCGCTGATGTGTGTTCTGTTGTACAAAGATATACAGTTGCACCGTATCTTACTAAATCGTTTACTTTGTATCTTGTGCTTATTGCCCAGTCTGTTTTGTAATCAAAACCTTCAATGAAAAGATCCCATTTTGCAATGTCGCCTTCTAGTCCAATGTTAACATCTGCATTTGAAGTGTGACCTGTGTTACAAATATAAATGTAACCACCGTATTTTACAACATCATTTGGTTTGTATGTTGTGTTTACTCCCCAGTCACCTTTCCATTCTTGACCATCGGACATCAATGCCCAATTTGCCGCTGTTAAATCTACTTGGAATTCTGCGTCAGACGTGTGGTTTACTATACAAATGTATGTTCTACCACCATATCTTACAACATCATCTACTGAATAAAGGGCACTTGTATACCAAGCACCTTTCCAAACAAAACGTATTCTACCTAATTTAAACTCAGCCATGGGTTAATATATCCTCTTATTGTAGTTATTTATCATTATTGACCATATCCGTTAGAACTATCAATAGCACTAGCCGGATCTCCTTCATTTAATTCTGTACTTGCTACACCGCCAGTGAAAAAGTTCAATGCTAACAATGAGCCTGAAAATCCACCATTTAAATTAGCAATTCTGTCTATAACAATTTGTCCTGTTTCTGGAAATGCTTCATTAAATATTTCTTTATTTCTTACTTTAATTTGTCCTGCTCTAAAACCTGAAACGTTCAAGTTAGCACCACCACCTGAAACTCTTGAACCAATATAAGTTACAATCGCTTTTTGTGTTGGTACAACATTGTCTGAATTTGCTGACATTGTAGGATCAGTTGAAAATTCTCTAATTACAACTTCTGTACCACCTAGTACAACACCACCTAATGCTAATTCTGAAAGTCCTGATAAGTTGAATAAGTCTGCGTTTAGTGTTACAATACCAGTTGCCTGTTCAACTTCAAATAATTCACCAACACGGAAGTTACCATCTTGGTCAGTTGATGTGTAGAAAACTCTACCACCGCCATTGTCAGAAGTTTCTCTAGCATATTGTGATTCGTAACCGTCTGTAAATCCAGCATTAGTATAAAGTTCTGGATAGTTAGTTGTTGTTACTCCTCCAGTTCCAATATCTAAGAAATCGTGTCCAGTTAATCTAATTTGTGAATACTGTTGTCTAATTGTCATTGTATTTTCATGCACTGGAGATTCGTTAGATTTTAAACTCGGTGAAATTCTAAATGTTGCTGTAAGATTTGGAGCCACGCCTGCAACGTTTGTAATCTGTGTTACTCTGTAAATTTGATCTTGAATACCATTGATGTACAACAAGTCACCTGGTCCAGGTTCTCTTGATAAATCTTTTATTTGTACAACTTTTCCTAATTGGAATTCATCAGCAAAACCGTCACCTGTAACAGTTGCACTTACATTTATAAATCCTGTACCTCTGTTTGTGAACGTTGGTTGACTTAATACACCGCTGGCTATTCTTGCTTCAACTGCCACGTCTAACACATTCACGTTGTCACTGATTGTGATTGTTGGTGCTGTTGAATAACCTGATCCTGTGTCTAATAATTGTACTTTAGAAACTTTTCCTGCATTTGTTATGACTCTTGCTAAAGGTGGAGCACCTTTTTTAAGTACAGTTAAATTTGTTATTGTTCCTTGTTTTATTGGAACAAAATAACCTCCAGCATTTCTGCCGCCTATTATACCTGTAAAGGTTCCTGTTAATGTTGTTAATTGTTTCCAACTTACTGCATCATATGAATATGCTACTTCACCATTTCCAGTTATAGCAACAAAAGTTCCTTGTGAACTTGTTACTTTCATGTATGGTCCTGAGTGTGGAGGTGTTTCTGATTCAGTCCAAACTGTGATAGCACTTGTTGAACTTTGTGCCGCATTCGCATTTGATACAAAAAATTTGTTCACTGATGTTGAATCATCAAATGGTGAATCTTGTACTGATGCTATAAACTTATCTCCTGTGAAAGTTAATTTTTGTAATAGATATCTATCACCACCTATATTAGCCGCCAACTCCCATGTTGTACCGCCGTCTACTGATTCCCAAGTTTGACCAAAGTCGTTACCTATAATAATTAAACCATTACCAGCCGCAATTTTTGAAAACACTGCTGTTGATCCATCGTATGGTTCAACTTGAACTGACGTCCATGTGTTTCCTTCGTCACCTGATGTGTATACAACACCTGTTTCTGAAACTACAACCCATTTTGCAGATACATTTTCCCATGCACAACCTCTGAAAATATCAGCACCTATGTTGCCTGATATGTCACTCCAGTTAGCACCGTCTTGTGATCTTGCTACACCACCTGCACTTGAAGTTGCCATAAAGTTATTAGCACCGCCTTCTAAACTGTTCCAGTTTTGTGTTGGTACACTGTTTGCAACAGTCCAGTTAGTAGAATCAACTGATCTTAATCCTCTACCATTACCTAATAATACAGTTACGTTTGTGTTTGTAACTCTTCTTGAAGCACCTAATACGTATTCTCCATTTAATGGAATAGACGCTGTTGAACTAGAGTATGGTGGTTCACTGAAAGTTATTCTTGGTTCAATAAAATATTTTGTTGATGGATCTAATTCTTTTTCAATTGCAAATCCACCTAAAAAGTGTTGGAACCCTGGTGTGTTATCAAATTCTTTTTTAACTGTACATTCTTTTGTAACTTCATTGAAAGAATCAATAATTCCGTATTGTCCTCTACCAGTACCTTCCCAAATATAAAGTCTTTGTCCAACTGTTTGGGCTGTTGTTCCTTGGAATTGTGCATTTAATTTTATACTAGTAGCAGTACCTGATATTGCTGGCCCTGATTTACTTGTATAAGCGGAACCACCTGCTGGAGTTGAATCTCCAGGACCTAATATTCTAATTTTATTTACGGCACCGTCTCTAGTGTTTTCATAATTAATTGATGCTGTTGCACCTTGACCTGAACCTGATATTGTAATATTAGCAGATGTGTAATCTTGTCCTGCATGATCATAAGCAAAAGCAAATATTTCGTTTTCATCATTGTAAACTGCATCCACTTGAGCTTCTTGAGTTCTGTTATTGAATTTTGCTGTAATAGGTGTTTCAGTAGGTGTTACACCTTCTGCAACTGATCCCCAATCTCCATAAGAGTTGTTTCCGTTTGTTGCTCTTGCTTTACCACCCGCAGTTGCTAGATAACCTATGTGACAATAGTAAGTGAACACAGATACAAGTTCTGCTTTACCTTCACCGTTAACCCAGAAACCAATACCGTTATCAATAACCTGTGTAAAGTCATTGGCTACAATTGATTTGTTACCGCCATTGTGTAAATCTCCATCTACTTTTAAACCTACACATCCTGATCCAAATGTTGATACATTTTGTACATAACAAGATCGTGTTGTAATCCAAGCCGCGGCATCTGATGCTCCTGAACCAGGATTCAATGAAACAAAAGCACCACCTGTTGGTCTTTTTGTTCCGTATTCGTTGACTGGTCCTAATGATCCTGTTAATCCACTTAAAGACATATTTCTTATGCCTGAGCCATTATTTACAAGGAACATATTGTAACCAGTTTCATAACCTGCCGCTGGTTTAACTTCAGTACTTCTTAATTCATCTCCTACAAGTGCCACATCTCTTGGCACAGTGATAGGTAAAACTTCTTGATATAATCCTGTTTTAACCATTACTGTTGCAGGTGATCTTGCAGATAAATCGCCATTAATAAAATCACAAGCAAATTTAATTGTTTTAAAAGGAGCCGCTAATTGCGTTCCTCTTGAATCAAGGTCTTCACCGTCTGGTGAAACATAATAAACTTTTGGTGTTACATCAAAATCTTCCCAGAAAGGAATATCATTTGAACCTACTTTTAATAGTTGTCCTGGTGTACCTAAACCAATTCTTAATCTTGTTGAATCTTCGTTTTGTGTTTTAATATCTCCAGGATATTCCAATACGTTTGGAGTGTGTCCTGTTGCTAATAATACCCAATAAGGACCAACATTTTCTGATTCAAAATCTAATGGTGGTTTAGCATCTGATGAATTTGCTTCATGTTTTAAAATACATTTGTAAAGTGTACCAGCAACTGTAACAACATCTCCAGGGAAATATGTTTGTTCGCCTGATACGCCACCTAAATTAGTTTCTTTCCAAGGACCTTTGTAAGCATAACCTGTTACAAGTAATTGCCATGGGAAAGGACTATCTGTTCCTGCATCATAAACATCTCTTGTGCTAGGATCTACACTTGCATTATCTGTTACAGCAATGTATAAATCACCACCTGCTCTTACAACATCTCCAGTTTTGTATGGAAAAGGTTCAATTGCATTATTAACTAGATAAGTTTCTTTCCATTCGCCTTTGAATGTGTATCCAACAATTTGTAATTCCCAAGTGTTTGTTCCGTCTGTAACTGCAGGTGTAACACCAACGTTACTTAATAGTGCAACATATGTGTAACCGCCGTAAAGTACAACGTCACCTTTTTGATAGTATTGAGAAATATTCCATAATGCTTCAAATTCTAAACCTGGCACCCATAAATTGAAATTACCTTCAACCATTTGTTCATTTGTTGCCCAGTGTCCTGATGTTACTTGCCACATACCCGGAGACCATCTTACTAGTTCTCCTGCTGAATATCTTTCTCCAACAGCGTAATCTCCTCTGTATCTTATTCCTGTGAATACAGTTTCCCATTGTCCACTGTTTGCTTCTAAACCATCAGTAGAATCATTTGCTACACCATCTACTGATGCTGTTGCTATTGCACCACTGTTTATTGTACTGATAGTGATTACTGCATCATTGGCTGGAGTTGATCCACCTAATGCTGTTCCTAAAATTGTAAATTGTTCTGTAGCAAGATAAGTTGATCCACCGTTTGTAATTTTCAGATTGTAAGTTGTTCCAGTTTTAAAAATAAAGAATTGGAATCCTGTTCCTGACGCACCACCATATGAAGCAGTAGGATTTATAAATTTGTTTGAAGTTGCTGATCTGTGTCCAGTTTTACATCTGTAAACTGTACCACCATAATACACAATATCATCTGGATAGTATAAAGTGTTTGATGTCCAATCGTTTCTAAAGTTGTCTGATCTTGAATATTGATCCCAAAATGCCGCATTGAATTGTAATCCATCATCTGCAGTTCCTGAAGTGTGTGCTGTGTTACATTTCCAAATTGATCCACCGTAAATTACTGTTTGGTCAACATTGTAAAGTGTAGCAGGTTGCCAAATACTTTGCCAATCTTCTCCACGTGCAAAGTAAACCCATTTTAATTCGTCACCTAGTACTCCGTTTGCCGCATCTGAATTTGAAATGTGTCCTTCAATACATTTGTAAATTAGACCACCAACTTTAACCAATTCACCAATTTTGTAAAACGTTGAAGGTGCCCATGCACCAGTCCAACTTTGACCGTCCATCATTTGAGACCATCTTGGAACTGAGTTGTTTAAGTCGTTATAAAAGTTTGTGTCTGATGTGTGTACTTCAACACATACAAATACTTTTGCACCGTATCTTAATACATCATCTTTTACGTAAAGAGTGTTGGCTGACCAATCGCCTCTCCATCTAAATCTAATTCTATCTATTCGAAAATCTGCCATGAATTAATTCCTATATGTATTTATTTCCTTATCCATTATAAGGTTCCACATATCCTGGATATGTGTGAGCCTCGTTAACTTTTAATACTAATTCCCCTTCTTTATTCACATAATAAAACAGGTTTCTACCATCCCATTTGTACTGTTCGTACACTAAATTCGGGAAATTTTTTCTATGTTGTTGATCTCTACCTTCAAAGAAGTCTTCTCCTCTACTCCAATTGTTGTAGTTTTCATCAATATTTCCTGGTCTATTCAATTGTACTCCATCTTCTAGTCTTAATAAATCTGATTTCACCATGTATAATTCGCCTGCATCTGTTCTACGCAATCCATAGAAATATCTATTGTTTGCGAGTGTCTTTTGTAATTCGTCTATGCCTACGCCAAATACTTGTGCCATTATCTATTAACTCACTATGTTGATTGTGTTACCCATTCCTGAATGGATAGTACATTGATAATAAAGTGTGCTTGGTGCATCCATAGGAACTTCTAAAACTTGCGTTCCTGTTTTGGAACCACTTATTCCTGCTGTGTATTCTGCTCCACCATTTGATACTCTAAATTCAAATGGGTGACTAGCACCTGTTGAATTTACAAAAATGTAAGAGTGTCCTCTCATCAAATATAGCACAGGATCATTTGTTGTACTTGCAAATCCTGGACCTGTAAAAGTGTAATTGGATGAACCTGAGGCTCCAACGTCCCATCTCATTGTTGGACCGTTCTGTTTCACCCAGCCTGTTCCGTTGTAATACAATACATCACCTTGAGCTGGTGTTGATATTGTTACATCAGTTAAATCATTAAGAGTACTTGCTCCACCACCTGAATCTGTTACAAATTCTAATGCTGTTGCACCTGCATTTACTTTAACAGTTTTTCCTGCTTGACCTGAAAAAGTTGCTGGAGTATCTGTCAATGTTAATATTGAAGATGGAACTGTAGGTTTGTTGTTTAAGTTGTTATAATTTAAAAAGTATGTGCTGTCTAATCCATCTAGTGTGCCTGCATCTGCGGCTCCACCACCTGATGTTGAATCATCTGCTGGCGCCCATTTTGTTCCATTCCATTTTAAAACTTGTCCTGAAGATGGAGCACTAGTTGTTGTGTCAACATCTGAAAGTTTGTCAATTGAAAATGCCGCAACAATTGTTAAGCCATCAGCAGTGCCATTAACTTGTAAAAAACCACCTGATAGTCCTGAATAAGTTGCTGGAGTATCTGTTAGTCCAAGAAATGCAGTTGCACCACCGCCGCCACCGCCGCCACCGGATATAGTTCCTGGTTTCCAAGTTTGTGAACCTGAATCATAAACTAATGCTTGTCCGTTGGTTGGTGTTGCTGTTAAGTCAACATCTGAAAACATTCCGAAAGATTTATTCGCATCTGCAATTTTTACCCAAGCACCTGCGTGAGCGTAGTAGGAAGCGTTCTCACCGTGTACATGAGCAAACATTCCATGATACGTTGCCGCATCTGGTAATTCTGCTAGAGTTGAATATAAAAAAGTAATTTTGTTAGCACCTGTGGCAGTAATCAAATTATTGTTGACTATTGTTAAGGCTGTTCCATTTCCAAGAGCTGTATACAATTCTTGAAAATTGTTATTCATTTTTCCACCAGCGTCCCTTAACGAATCTCCTTGACCGTCATTTGGGATAATACCAGTGTTTATAAGTTGTCGTGTCATTCGTTTTTTCCTCCTACTTTATCCTCTATCGAATGTTATTTCATTACTATCCATTAAGTAATTTGTTTTATCCAAAGTGAATACAGTTTGTTCTACAGTTACGGATTCGTCAGTCTGTGGATACGTTATTGCTCCATCACCAACGTTACTGTTTATTCTTACAACTAGTTCACCTTCTGAATTAATATAATAATTTAAATTTACATCATCCCATCTAAATTGTTCGTATCTTAAATTTTTAAATGGTTTGGCATGATTCAAATCTCTACCTTCATAAAAATCATAACCTTGATCAAACTCTTTAAAGTTGTCATCAATATTTCCTGGATTGTTTATTGCCACAGGATCGTTAAACCCTAGTTGGTCAACTTTACCGATGAATAAAGTTCCTTCGTCGGTTCTTCGTAATCCATAAAAGTATCTGTCTTTGATACCATTTTGAAGATATACGGAAGTATCCTGTCCAACTGTATTTGACATCTTATGTTATCTCCACGTAACTCAACACACAATCTAATGAGTCGTTGATGTTTGATTTTACATTTAAACTGTTTTGACTTGCCACAATTAATTTTTCTCCTGAGTTCAATACACGTAAACTAGAGTTTGGTGCAATTAAAACATCTTTTACAATAAATCCTGTAACTGAATCCGGAGTTGCTGTCAATGTTACACTGGCTTCTACAACTGATTCTGTCAAGTTTGCTAAAACCATTCCAATGATTGTTGTGTATGATCCTGGTGCGGCTTCGTATACAGCCGTAGTCACAGTTCCTACACTTTTTGTTACAGAGTTTCTAAAATTTGTTGCCATATTTTTCCTATCCTAATGCTAGTGCATATTCCACTGCTATTTCTGTTGCGTCAATAATACTTACAGCACCCGATGAACCTGCGATTGAACCCCAAGCATTACCATCATACAGTTCAACACGTTGATCTGCGGTGTTGTAACGTATCATACCTATTATAGGCGTAATCGGTCTGTTTGCTGTTGTTCCAACCGGAAGTACAAACCCACCAGAATCTGACACATCAATATATCCCGTTCCAGTTGTTTTTAATACAAACGGACTAGATATAATATTAGTTATCGCATTTCCTTCAAACTTGAAGTCTTCAATTCTGATACTACCATTTCCTTGAGCATTCAGGATCAAATCTTGGTCAGTTCCTGTGGTTGTGACCGTATTTCCACTGATTGTAATGTCATCTACCTGTAAAGATGTGACATCAAACCTTGTTGGATTAACATTTGCCACCAAAACTCCACCAGCATAAAATCTAATTGTGTCATCATCTGCACCCGGTGTAGCCTCAGCAGTGATATATGTGTCTTTGTCTAAGTCATAAACACCAGATAATGCCAACCAGTTTGTTCCATTATATCCTTCAAACACTGAATCATCTGTGTTGTATCTCATCATACCTGCTGATGCAGAACCTGGTCTCTGAGCAGTTGTACCTGTTGGAATTCTAACAGATCCAGTACCGTCAACTCTGAACACACCTGAAGCAGGATTAATTGTGAAGTCTCCTGAATCGTTTGTGATCGTATCCCCTGATACTGAGAAGTTTTCAACTCTTACTCCACCAGTTCCACTTGATCTTAAATCTAAATCAGCATTTGTATTATTACTTTGAATTAAATTTCCTTTAATGTTTACACTGTCTATTTGTGCTTCATTGGCAAATATTGTGTTCCATCTTTTTGTAGATGAACCAACATTATAAGTATTATCTAGTGCAGGAATAATATCAGAACTAATACCTGCTGTAATATTAATTGAATCTGTTGTTTCATCACCTATTGTAACATTTCCACCTATTGTAATATCTCCTGTGATATCTAAATTTCCAGTAATGTTTACATCGTCAACAAAATTGATTTGATTATTAAATGAATCAATGTTTAAATCTCCTGATGTTGTTGTAATATTATTTCCAGATATTTGAACATTTCCTGTTTCAATTTTATCTCCTGATATAACTGTAACGTTAGGTCCTGATGTAAATGTTAATGCTTGATCAACATCTATATTAAGTGATGCTGATGTAAACGCAACTTGTCCTGTTTCTTGATTAACATAAAATTGATCACCAACTCTAAAATCACCTTTATGGTCAACTGATGAATAATAAATTTTTGCATTATTATTTGTAACAACTTCGTTGGCTTGAACCACTGTTGTTGCATCGTTATCGACTTCGTAATCGTTTCCAATGTAAGCAAAGTTGTGTGAAATCAAATACATTTTTACGCCAACACCATCACCCACAGCACCAAATGTTCCGTAGATAGATGCAGATGCAATTGATCTTACTTCTGCTCCAAAGTCTGTGTAATCAACTAGAGTAAAGTTTGTTGCTGTTGCTCCTGCTGATGTTCTAATGTCTTGAATTGGTATGTTAGTATCTAAAAATGAAGTTGATAAATTTGGTCCATTAAATCTGCCTACTAATACTGTGTCTGGATTTCCAATTGCTTCTGTTGTTGGTGGAGTAAAGTTTCCTGAACGTATTGCTGAACCTTTATAAATTATAAAGTCGTCCATGTTTCCAATAAAACCATTATTGGCATCATAGTTGTTACCCATCACACACGGTTTTGCCGCACCTAAATCATTTGCAACTGTTGCCGATCCAACATTTTGTCCTGCAACATACATTGTTACAGTGTTACTGCTTCTTACCAACGAGAAGTGTGTCCAAACATTAAGATTAAAACCTTGACTTCCTATGATTACGTTTGCTCCATTAACATAAAGTTTTGGACCGTTGTTAGTCATGTACAACATCAATGAATATTCTATTGATGCATTGTTTCTAAAATCAAATAATGTTGTGGATTGAAGTTGTGATGGATATGCCCAAAATTCTATTGTAAAATCTCCTGTGCCAAATCCAAAGTCTGCTGTTGTTCCTATTGATGCACTGTCTCCTGTGCCATCTAAAAGCAAACTGGATTGACCAAACTTTTTAACAGACGTATCTAATTTTGCATCACCGTTGGCAGTAATTTGTTTGCCTGTTGTTTCTGGTGGCATTGCAAATCCTGTTGATTTCCCATCAATTATAATTTTATCTCCATCTACAGATTCAACTGTGCCTGATGCTAATAGAGTTACATTGTCTGTGTCGTAGTATGATACAACGTGCCCTGCTTGGATTGCCGTACCTGATAAACCTGCAACTTTTAATTGTGTTTTACCATCTTCAGCAAAACCAGTTGTGCCGTCAACAGCATAGATACTTCTTGCCGCAAAATATGTAAATGAGTTTAACCATTCTATTCTTACACCATTTGTAAGTGTGACTGCATCAACACCTGGAGTAATAAATGTTGCATTTTGAAACAAACAACTTGCTTCATTAGATGCAGGAGTTGCCACTGAACCATCTAACAATGCACCTTTTCCAGCATCAGCAGATCCAAATCCTCTAGGATCTTGTGCTGTTGTCACTGTTCCTTGTGTAATGACAGTTACGTTTCTTACATAAGGTGACCTAGATGTAACTTGAAATCCTGTTGAATCATCTGCACCTGTTGGATTAAATCTAAATGCGTGTCCTGTGTTTGCAGAATTGTTATAGTAAAAACCTGTAATAGTTAAATCTTCAACAGTTGTTTCACCATTTAATATAAAAGCATCATTGCTGTTTGTTGCATTGCTTGGTTGAATTTTTACTGCTCTAATTCCATCACCTCTTATACTAACTCCTGTTGGAATAGTTAATGGAAAATCTTCTGTGTATGTGCCTGGATAAATGTAAACATGGTCTCCAGCAATAGCCACTGATAATGCTTGTTCAATTGAAGCATATGGATCATTTTGGTGAGTTCCTGATTTAGAGTCATCACCGTTGGTTGCTACGTATATTACTTTACCTGGACGTGCTGTTAAGTTTAGTCCTTGTACAGTGATGTTTCCTGATAGTGCTAGGTTGTCCACTGTTAAATTGTTGGCATATGCTTGATTCCAACGTTTTGCCGCAGTTCCTAAACTGTATGTGTCTGAAGCATCAGGTATGATGTTTGATGTAATATCAGCATTAATTGTTATAGAATCTGTATCATTATCACCAATAGTGATGTTACCGTCTGCTCTAATATTTCCTGTTGCGTGGATATTTCCTTGTACTTCTGTGTTACCTATAATATCTACTTTACCTGTACCGCTAGTTACAATCTCAAAGTTTTGATTGGTATCAGTTGCTTCAATTTTATTGTTAGTGATTATAAGATCATCTACATGAATTTCGTTATTGTATACAATACCGTCTATTGCTGAAAAGTTAAGTTGAGATGATGTTGTTGAAATCGTGTTGCCAGTTACTGTGATATTTCCTACATCTACTTGTCCAGTAACTTCTGCATTTGTTGTACGTGCTGTTCCGTTTATATCTAGCGGGTATTGAGGAGTGCTGGTCTTAACACCAATCCTGTTGTTATTAACATCAATGTATAACAAGTTCGTCTCGAATGCCAAATCTGCTCCATTACGCAGAAGATTGGACTTCAAGAGCTGACCTGATATTCGACCTACAGCCATTGTTTTTGCTCCTTTATAGCACGGGGATCTTGTCCCACCAACCTGATTTTCACCTTACATTATTCATAAGTTCTTCGTCGGTTGTACCACGGTTTGTCCTGCTGAATCTGGTCGGATTCTGCATTAGTATTATTTATCGGTCTTTTGGTATTATATTGTACAAGGTTAATTTATACTAGTTTAATATGAGGTTGTAAACCACATTGAGATCTTCCGCAATTTCGTCTGTAACTGTGACAGATTGCACACCAATGGAAGAAACCCAACCATCCACTGCTCCAGCATACACTTCTAAAAGACCACTGTCCGAGTTCCACCATATTGCTCCTAGTCTAGCAGTTGTGGCATCACGTTGTACAGTTGTTCCAAATGGTCCTATATATCCGTTGGTTGACTCAAATTGTACTGTTCTGTTTTGTTTTAAACCTGTTCCTGTGAATGTGATATCTTGGTTGACGACTTTGTTCTCAATAGTTGCCCCAGAAACTTCAAGATTAGCAGTGTCTAGCACCACTTTCCCCGTTCCGTTTGCTGTGAAACCTGCTTGTGGATTTGAGGCACTACCCACACCTATTGTGTTGCCATTAATTGAAATCTGATCTTGACTAGCAAACTTAGGTACAATTAAGTTACCTGCACCGTCTATTTCACCAGCATATCCATTGGCTGTGTAAAAAGTAAATTTGTTACTGCTTAAATCAATATTAGTGTCTCGGTCACCATCTTTTATTCCATTCAGTGCTATTTTACCTGTTGAAAATAATTCAAATTCATTTATACTTGAATCAAACCTTACAGCATTTCCTTGATTAGGATTTTGTGCTGTGGTTCCTGATGGTAGAGATAGATGACTTGTGGAGTTGATTATTGTGTTAGTTGTTCCTCCACTAAATGCAACATCTCCTGATGCAGATGATATATTTGTTTTGAATCCAACAGTGCCTAAATTAACTTTACCTGTACCGGTTGCTCTTAATTCTAATTGTGAATTTGTGTCTGTGGTTTGAATAGTGTTATTGTGAATATCAATATTATCTAAAGTTATTCTTGATGAATTTGTTTCTTTCCAATTTTTTGTTGCACTACCTATATTGCTTTGAGTATCTTGACTTGGTAATAAATCTTGTTCAAAATCCATTGCAAAATTTACAGTGTCTCCAGCATCATTTCCAAAATTTAATCCTGATCCACCTATTGTGGCATTACCTGTGATATCAACTTTAGGCATCAAAACATTTGCAGTTAAATTTACAGCATTGGATGATCCAACAGCACCTATTGAAAGACTGTTGTTTAATGTTTGGATTGTGTTGTTTGAAATTCTAAAATTTGGTACATCTATTTTTGTAGCATCAACAAGAGTTTCTTTACCTTGTACACCAACTGTTAATGTTGACGCACCTAATTCACCATCATTCACTGCTATCGACGTTGTACCTTTTCCTAAATCTACAATAAAATTATCGCCAACTCTAAAATCTCCGCCTTGGTCTTGACTTACAAAATGAACTCTTGCATTATTTGTTGTCACAACTTCATTAGTTTGATCAATAGTGTCCACATCATTTTCTACATTTTTTCCTGAACCAACATAAGCAAAATTATGACTGATTAGATATGCCAAACTTCCGTTTCCATCTGCTACAACACCTTGATTACCATATATTGTTGCACTTGCAATTACTCTTGCTTCGTTCATTGTGCCTTCTGTTACAGCATTTGCAGTTGCACTTTTAAATAGGTGTGCTGTTACGTTGCTTGATATACCAACGTTACAAGTAATAGATGTAGCAGTTGTTTCTGTGATTGTAATCTTTTTAACTGAATAAGGATCTGATGGTCTTGGGTAAGTGTGATCTGTTGCATGACCATCCATAGCACACGTGAAAGTTAAACTGTTGTCTGCAATAGTAATTGTTTCGTTAACTCTTATTGAGTGGTTGCCAATAGTTAAAGTCATTACACCAGTTGCAGGATTATAACTTCCTGCTGTTGGCGTGTATTGATTTAATGTGTGTTGTAGATACAAACCTCTATTTGCAAAGTAAGTAAAGCAATTGATAAATTCTATTTTTGATCCGTTTTTAACTGTTACTGCATCTGCACCCGGAGTAATAAATGTAACCATATTGAATAACATTGATGTTCTTGGTGATGCTGTATCTAAAACATTGCTATCTACCAATGCACCTCTACCTGCATCTCCTGAATCAAATCCTCTTGGGTCAGTTGCTGTTCGTGTGTCTCCTTGTGTTACCACTGAAACATTTTGTATGTATGGTGATTTTGTAACAATACCGGCGTTGTCAGAAAATCTAAATCCGTAACCACGATCAGTGTTTGCATCATAATGAAAATCTACAATACTTAAATCAGAAACGGAAGACGCATCGTTCATTAAAAATGCATCTTGATATCTATTAGGCACATCTGGTTTAATTGTAACTGATCTTATGCCGGTACCTTTTACAGTTACGTTTGCTGGTACTTCTAATGGAAATTGTTCTGTGTATGTGCCAGGTAAAATGTGTAGTTCATGTGGACCTGCTGTGCTTTCTTCAATGTATGCCAATGCATGACGTATTGTTCCAAACGCAAAGTTAGGGTGATTACCTGCTAATAAATCAGTACCGTTGGTACTCACATACCATTTATTTTCAATACCTAAGTTAACAGCAACACCTGATAAAGAAATTGTGTTATCGATTGTGATATCATTCAAACCTGTCATGGTTTGTACGTGCATATCTCCCCAACGCTGACCATTAGAACCTATATCATAAGTTCCAGTTACGTCAGGAATTAAATCTGATTCAATGTCACCTTTAAAACTTAAAGTATCTTCTGGACCATCACCACCTATAAAAATATTTCCATCAAAAGAAATATCTCCTGTAGCATGAATATTTCCTGTTGTGTTTAGGTCTGATGGAATAATCATTTTACCTGTACCAGGTCCTGGTTGAAATATGATATCCTCACCATTGTATGCTCTTATTCCACTGTTAGTAAATGCTAAATTACCTGTGCGTAATTCAGTCATTTGAAATTTAGTAGTGGCATTCATGTTGATAGGCCCAGTCAATGTTGAAAATGTGTTTGTTGGACCGTCTATATCAATGTTTCCAATTGATGCGGAGTTTGTGGCAATTAAATCGCCTCTGTAGATAGCATTGCCTGTTACTTGAAAATCTCTTGTGGGAGCGGAGTTCTTGACACCTATTCTACCGTTGGTGTGTCCGATGAATAAAAGATCCGTTTCAAAAGCCAAATCCGACGTTCTTGTAAGATTTTCTTTTAATAATGGTCCTGATATTCTACCTACATTGGTTACTGCCATAGCACTCCTTTTTTAGTATTTATTGAAATTTGGTAAAGGAATTATTTGTCAAAGTTGTGTAAAACAGTGACTGGTTTACCTGTTGGAACTGCTGTTCCAAATGTAATATATTGTCCTGATGGGTAAGATAATCCTGTTACAGAACTTTTTCCGTCCATGTTAAATGTGTTTCCACCACCAAGGTTTGCTTCAGTATTCAACAAAGTGTTTACACTTAAATGAGTAGGTGTTACTGCTGTTACTGTTTTTGTTCCGTTATTAGTGGCAGATCCTGTTACAACAACTGTTTGTCCAACATGATATCCTTTGGATTGCCAATCAATCAATGCGGCATTTGAACTAACATAAGCACCAACGCCTGTTGAATTGTAATTTGCCACAGCACTTACTATATTACTGTTTACATCACATGGATTTTGTGTTAATGTGTAGTTAGTGTTTGGAATTTGTAAAACGTTTTCCACCATTACTAAAACATTTTCTGACGCAGTTGGATAACCCAATCCTGATCCAAATCCATCATTTAGAATTCCAAAGTTTACTTCTGTGTCATCACCATTACTTAAATTTTGTACTACAATGTTTTGTGGTTCTGATAATCTAAATTGTTTCCATACTGGAGCGCCACCGCCTAATGACTCATACACTTCAAGTTGTCTTAATGTTGTGTTGAATCTCAATTGTCCTTCAATGGGTGAAGTGGGACGTTGTACTTGAGTTCCTTTTGGAACTAAAAATGCACCTGTTGATTGTGCTTCAATTGTTTCGTACTGAGTGTATATTAAACCTTTACCGTTTAATAATCTTTTATTAGTTGATTGACGTTTTAAATATCTCATTACACCTCCAAGTAACTTACTACAACTGAAAGATTGTTATTACCTGACTGAGCAACTTTGATAACGTCTCCAGCACCCAACACTATTTTTTCTGAATCTAGTGTGAATGTTTCTGCTCCCGGTAATAATGCATTGTTAACTATCATAGATTGGTTTGCAATGTAGGCTCCAGTCACTGCATACAAAGTGAAATTACTATCTTCTCCACCTGTAGCATCTTCTGGACCAACATTTGTGATCAATATAGATGTAACAGCATAACTTTTACCTGCAGGTACTGTAAGAACATCTTGTGTTCCATTTACGTTTGCGTTTGTTATTGCCATTGTTTCTCCTTTAAAAAATTAATCCAAAAAGTAGTGCTCTATTCTTGCTGATCACTTCTCCTCTTATGTCATTTGTATTTACAAAATATAATCCTGTATCTCCTCCAGATGGTGTTTTTGCATACAATTTAACGCCGTTGGCGTCATATAACGGGTCTATAGCAGAATCTTGCACACTTGGTCTATTGCCGATCACGAAGGAATCATTTGCCCTTACAGACCCTGTTCCTGGTGCTACCAATTCTAAATCTTGGTTTGAATTAAGACTGCTGATGGTATCACCTTCAATTCTAATACTACCAATATCTGTTGTTTGTTGATACAATTCAAATCTATTTGGCTCCCATAATCCTAATAATGTTCCATCAATAGTAACTTCTATTTTTGATGTTTGACCAGATGTACTGTTGTCTGTGATTTTTACTTCTGTATCACCTTGAACTATTCTTGGAAAAGCCGCACCGATTACAACAGCATTGATTTCATCATCCACATATTTTTTATTTGGGATATCATTGTCATCACTCATTCTACTGATGTAGTTTGCTGGAGCAATACTGGCTCCTAATCTTAAAGTACCAGTTCCGCCTGGCTCAAAATATATTGCATTGTTGTTGTTGATGTTGGCAACTCTTAATGCTAAAATGTCGTTGCCGTCTGATGAAGAAATTTTGTATGAACCATAACCAGGTCCTTGTAAGTTTGGTCCTTGTGAAACTGTTTGTGTGCTTGGATTGTTCCATGCAATAGATTCATCATAAATTATTGCCACATCATTAAGTGTTCCTCTATCAATCTCTATTCCTGCTTGATAATTTTTAACTGCATTTATTCCTGGACTTGTTTCTCCAGAATTCAAAGTAATAATATTGTCTGTGATAGTGGTAACAGTAGACTCAACTGTTGTAGTTGTTCCTTCTATTGTTAAATTACCTTTTACTAAAGTTTCTGTGGCATCTAACTCGATTTTATTCGAGGCATCTGCTACTTTAATTTTGTAATCACCTTTTTCTAAATAAACTGTTTTTGCCATAGTTTTTTATAATTTAGGGAGTGTTGCCACTCCCTAAACTGTATTTTATATTATGCGTCTGCTGTGAAGTCGTCGTCATCTGCGTTAGCAACGTCGTCATCACCTGCTTCTTCAACTTTAACTGAACCAGTCGCCGCCGCGGCAAATCCCCATGCTTGTTTCAAGCCGTCTAGAGCATTTGTACCTGTGGCACTTGGTTTAGCAAGTGTTAGAGTACGTCCTGAAATTTTACTTACACCGTAAGTTTCTGCATCAGAACCTTGTACTGATATTGACATTTCGCCTGCACTTAAAGCCGCTGGTAATACACCAGTCTTTAATACACACGTAAATTCAGTATCTGTGGCACCAGTTTCAGCAACTACGAATTTTTTAGATCCTTTTTGTCTGACAATAGTACCTTCTACAACTGCTCCACCATTGTGAAAGTTTACTTTTATTTCATTTGCACCGGCAGTTGCACCGCCAGCCGCTGTTGTGAACAGTCTTTTGTTAAGTGGTCTTCCCATTTTTTTTCTCCTATAAAGTAGTCCTATCCGGGTTCTATCCGGTACGCAGTGGGTTTATTACTGCATAAGTCTTTGACATAGGTCAAAGTACGTTTGAACTAAAGGTATTTATCGTTTGCTGAGTGATGCTATCAGTTCAACTTTTGAGAACTTTTTTGCTAGGTTTATGGCTTCTATGAGCACAGAATTGGCATCTTCTAGGTATCTATCTTTTTTAGTTCTACGGTAATCTATTAAAATAGTGGTGTATTCATCATACATTTTGTTCATTGTGTTTTCTAATTTTTTAATATCGTTGATGAATATTCCATGATTGTTTTTCCATACTTGTATTCTATCCATGTATTCTCGAAATTCTAATAATATTTTTTCGTGTTCCATATTAAATTTTACCAATTATGTCTCTTGCTCCGTATGTTACTAAAAATTTAGCACCTGCTTTGCGATACACTTTAGCAATTTCTATTTGATGCTCTATCGTGGGCAATCCTTTGTATTCATCACTCACTTGATACAATCCTACTGGATTATATGTGCTGATGGATATCATGCTTAATTCATTCAAACTGTGTTGTGCTGGTTTAAGTAGGATATAATCTGCTTTTTGTGTTTTAAATTTATTTGCTGTGGCAGTCATTCCTGAATCACCGTTGATAGGCAATTGATATGTTCTTTCAGTGGTTGGGGTACTGTCTGCAAGATCTCTGAATGAACTGTAAAACACACTTCGATATTTCACATATGCCATCACTTCACAGTTGGTTTCTGCTTTTAAATTTTGCACTGTATTATCTCCCATGTCTGATGGAGCCAATATGTCTGCACCTGCTGATTCTAATTTCTTACCCAAATCAATCAACAATGCTTCACTAGTGTCTGGTTTATCCATCACTCTACAATGTCCATCTGGCAAAGTAGAACACAAACATACATCTACAATTAATTGTATTTTAGGAAATTTTGTTTTTATTTGATTTACAATTCTTTGATTAAAACTCCAATCAGGAGTCCAAGTTTTATATTGTGGTGTGATAAACAACAAGAAACTGTCAACACCTTTGTCTACATCTTGTTGTATCTGATCGTTAATTAAGATTTCGGAAAAACTACTATTGTGGACGCCCAATCCAGCCGTTTCTGTTCTGCCTTTTTCGTTGACAAACAATGGCTGGATTAAGTCCATCTGATTACTTCTCTTCTTTTTTAGGAAGTGCCGCACACTGTTCTTCGTCTGCTGGCAGACCAGTGTTTTTATCATAGATCCAAACATACGAATAAGTGATGTTGTCATCAGTCATTGAACATTTTTTTCCAAATGATACTCTTGGTTCTTTAATAGAACAAGCCGACACTGTGAAGAAAGTTAATATTAATATTGCAATACTTTTCATTGTAGTCCTTGTTAGTGTTTCCTCAATAATTATACAACATTTTGGTATAAAAGTCAAGTCCTGAACAAAAAGTCAATAAAAAAGGGGGCCGAAGCCCCCTTTAATATGTAAGTGTTTACTGTTGATTATGCAAACGAAATGTTTGACATAGTAACTTCACCAACGTAGTCCCCAGCATTACCAAGTGATGATGCTGTGTTGTTTAACTCTACATAACCATATCTAGTCATGAAAGAAACAACTGGTTCAAAAGTTGATGGGTCAAGCACAACACCGCTAGACATTAACGGAATGTATGGGCAATAGAACGCCGCCGCATCTGCTTCAGATGAGCCTTTGTATCCTACCAATACAGACGAATCGTCTGCCGCATATGTGTCAACATATACTTTCATTGCACTGTTTAAAGTTCCAACCATTTTTTGGTTAGTTGGTGCTTCAAAAGAACCTTCAGTTGTTCTTGCGAACGCTGAAGTTGTTGCAGATTGAAGTACAGTTAAAGCCTGTGGTGATACCACAGCCCAGTTTCCTGCGCCTCTTCTTGTTCTTTGTGCAATTTTGTTTGCTACTCTGTTGATTAAAACAGCCAACGCCGCGTGTTCATCGCCTACGAAAGTCGCAGTTCCTGAAACAGCCGCTTGGTTGAATGCTTCTTCATCAGCCGCTAAAGATCTTAATGAGTTGATTACTTCTTGGTCGATTTCAGCAGTAATTTCTTGTGCTAATGCCGCCATGATTTCAGCCTCTACATCAATACCTTGTTGCGCCTGAGCATCTTGAGCAGATTCAAATGTCCATCTTGCTTGTAACTTTCTGCTTTTTGCTTCAACAGTTTGTTTCAAGATTTGGATTGACATCGCTCTACCACCAGTACCCTCTTTCGATGCTGTTGCATCTCCTTTAGAGTCTGTTGTGTTACCTGAATAGGCTTGACCAATTTTAAATGGTGATAAAGCCTCATCGCCCGCTGTAACATCATCGCTGTTGATAGTCGCGTTTTGTGTTTCTGCATATCTTACTCTTAACGTGTGGATTTGACCAACTGGGCCAGTCATCGGTTGTACTCCAACCAATTCATTAGCAATCACAGTAGGCATAACCCGTCTGATCACCGGTAGGATCACTCTGTTTAAAGTTGCAACGTTACCGGCAGATGTAGCACCTGCTGTTGCTGACTCTGAAAGATACTGTTTAGTATTTTCTAAAGTAGCCGCCATAACTGCTTTTTTATTTCCAGTTAGACCTTCTAATAACGCACTCTTTGTGTCCTGCCAGCGAGTTTCTGTTAGTTCTGACATTGTTATTTTCTCCTTTTGTTTTAGATTCCAGCAAGTCTTCTAATATCAACGATGTTGCTATTGAATTGACTGCCGTTTACAATGTTAATTTGTTTATCGCCTGTTACTTCTGTGCCTTCATTTATTGCCTGTTTTTTCGCTGGAGTCCTACCGTTTAGAACAGCCGGTATGTACTTTTCGAATTGCTTTCGTAAAGCACCCGTCTGCACACTCTCCAGTAGATTGTTCATTATTTCTTTTTGTTCTGCATTCAATGGTTGTACTAACTCATTGATTACGTCACTTCTCTCTGCCGCTTCTTTAATTGTAGCAATTTCTTTTTCTTTTGCTTCAATTACTTTTTGTTTCTCGTCGACAGTCTTCTTCGCTTCTTCCGCCTGTAGTTTCGCTACGTCCACTACTTTAAGAAGTTTTGCTGTTTCACCTTTTTCGTTCAAGAATGATTGTGAATATTCTTGTTGATAAGATTCAAACAGTCTGCGACCAAAGTCGTTTTTGCGAGCCGCTTCAATGTCTTCTTTTAATGAACTAATCTCTTGTTTAAGAGTTTTGCCCACTACTTCTGACACTTTCTCAGCACCTTTTTTCACAAAGTTACTTCTAACTTTTTCAAAATGTGCTTTTGCTTCTCTGATAAGACGTACTTTTGTTTCAGCAACGTCTTGTTTGTCTTTTTGAAATTCTGCAATTTCTTTAGACAGAGCTTCTACCACGAAGTCCTCAAGTTTAACAAAATTTTCTGCCATAACTTTTTGGTCTGAGTGTAGTTCAGCAACTTCGCCTTTAAGTTGATCAAAAACAAATGCTTTTAACTTTTCAGTGTGTTCACCGATTTGAGTAGCATACTTAACTTTTTCTTCTGCAAGTTGCTTCTTGTCTTCTGCGAACTCTGCCATTTCTGCTTCGATTCTTTCAGATACCATTTTATCAACAGCGTCTGTCAAACTTGCTTTGTCGTGTTCATACTTCTCTGCAAATTCTTTACGAAGATCAGCAGTGGCAGAAAGTTTGTTTTCTTCAACCTTCTGGGTCCATGCGGATTCTATTTCTGCTCTGATCTCTTCCGAAATTCCGTTCGTTTCAAAAAGTGATTTCAGTGCTTCTAACATTCTTTATCTCCTATTTAGATTGGAGTTTTCCAATTATGTTTATTAGTTGTTCTTTTAGATATTTTTGTGCCTGTGTGTCCCTTGCTGAGTTAAATGCTTTTAAACCACCCTTTGTATTCATTAGATGTTCGTATATTGGCTCAGGATATGCTCCTGGCGCCGATGGTTGTGCAACGATATCTACTGTGATGATTTCAAAATCTGATACTTGACCGGATCCGTCTTCTTTAACATTACCCGAACCCCTGGATGAAACACCAAGTTTAACTCCGCTTTCCAGCATTGTTTTAACAAGTTGTCCCATCGGGGTTGGTAAAATTTTCATTTTTCCGTATCCGTTCGGTCCGTCCATCCACATTTCATTTACCATGTGTGATACACGATCTAGGTTAATATTAAGGCCTTCTGGATGATCAACTTCGCCGAGAACACTGTATCCACCAGTGACTTGATCGTTAAGTGTGCTGACAGCCCTCTGGATTTCGTTAACAGGATACACTCTTTGGTTGGCGTTTTTAACACCTCCCTGAATGCAGATTCCCTTCATGTAAAGGGATTTACCGTTGTGTTCGTCCTTAGTCTCAACGACTATTCCCGCCTGGTCGAAAGTTAGCGTCTCACGTAATGATAACATCCGTTTTCCTTATACTACCTTATTAACTGCCAATAGTTGACTTTGCAGAAGAATCATCTTCTGTGCTAGTCTTGGCCTTTGGTGCCGCAACAGGTTTCGCTTTGCCACCTGGTACATTAATGTTACCTGCGTTTTCTTCTTTTGGAGCAGGTGCTTTACTACCTGTTTCCTCACCACCTTTAGCGATGTTAGAAGCCGTTCCGCCCATATCATTTTTGCCAGCAACTGGTGATTTAGAGTTATCTGAACCATCTGTATGCGTTACGCCTACTTTGTTCACATATTCTCTAATTTCTTCACTTGCTGTTTTAGGTTCTGCTGTTTCTACTGCTGGTTGTTCACCAAGTTCAGGAGCAACTTCTACAGTTTCTCCCTCTGCTGATTGATCTACAACGGCTTCGTCTTCTTTTTCTTCACCGTTATCTTCAGCGTCGTCGCCTTCAGCGTCGTCGCCTTTGTCCTCATCGCCCATCATTTTTTCAAATTCGGCTTTAAGGTCATCAATAGCATCTTCTAGGTCAACTACTCTGTCTTCGATTTCTTCTTCACCTTTTTCAGAGTCGTCGCCGTTGTCCATGTCACCTGCTGGTGCTTCGATGTCAGCAACCATATCGTCTGTTGCGTCTCCACCTACTTCAACTGCTGGTGCTACTTCTTGATTTTCTATATCTAATAAAGACTCATCTGTTGCTTCTTCATCTTTTGACTCTTCTTCTTTAGTTTCTTCTTCTTTTGAAGTTTCGTCTTTTGATGCTTCTTCAACTGCTTCGTCTTCTTTTGACTCTTCTGAAGTTTTTTCTTCAACTTTTTCGTCTTCTTTTGCTTCTTTAGACGCTTCTGTTGTTTCTTCTTCTTTTGAGTCTTCTTTTGAAGTTTCTTCTACTTCGATATCTTTGATATCATTTTCTAAAAGACCTTCATAGATTGATCTTGATTTTTCCACAACGATATCATGGAAAATTTCTTCTGCCGCTGTTCTATCGTCAGCGACTAATTTTTCAAGCATTTGCTCGAATTTACTTTTATCTGACATTGTTTTTCTCCTATTAACTGTTTATGATAAGACTGTCATGTATTATTTAACCGATAGGTGAAAAAACAGGTAGATAATGGGTCGATACTGACCCGTTTGACGCAGATTCTATAAATGATAGCGTCTTTTGAACTCTTGTACAGTGATTTCACTGTAATTCGTAAACTTCTTAAGGTCTTTAGCCTCAAAAACATCAGTACCTTCCGGTACTATTCGTATATATCTCTTTAGTGGATTCTTCTGTAGGATAATGCTTGTTTGCCGGTTCCAATTGCCGTGATAGGTGGCAGTGTCTGAATTCTTTTTGTAGTTGGGTGTATCGCCATATATGTTGTTCAGTTTGCCCTCAGTGGTGCCTGTGAAGTCAAAACCCAACAAATATATCAATTGATGCATATTTTTTGATGCTAACCACAGTGCTGTGGGTCCTGATGACCATCCTAGGCTGGGTTCGAAGAAGTTTAACCCTTTGTACTTTTTATATGCTCTGTTTGGATTGGTCCATACTGGCATATTGAACTGAGCACCTGCTAGACAGATCTCATTGATCATCTTGGCATCCACTGCCACTAGGTAATTGGGTGTGTAAGTTCTGTAAACAGCATTGCAGGCATACACTTTGCCAAACTGTTGTAAGGGTTCTAGGGGAACTGGTTTGCGACTGAGACCATTGCCTAATACAAAAGCAATAGACATTTATTACATTTCCGGTTGGTTAGCGGCGCCGTACATCTGTCTCACAAAGTCCAACTCTTTTTGTTGTTCGTCTTTGTGAAATTCACCGGCTTTTCTTGCTTTGTTGATCTGTTTCAATGACAGTCTAGTTTTACGTGTGTCGTCTAAAGACATAATAGACTGATCAGCAGTGGCATCGTATTGCTTCTGCTCACCTGGCTCTGTTGTTATTTGATCGTAATAAAAAAGTTCACGTAATATCATAAAATTATTTATACTTACTGGCCCGGAGTTGGCGTTCCGCCACCTGTGCCACCTGTATCTCCTGCTGGAGTTGGAGTGCCTGTGTTGTCTGCAGGATCACCTGGTTCTTCTGCTGGTTCCGCCGCATCTAAATCTGCTTGAATACCTGCTGTGCTAACTCCTGCACTTCTCAATTCAGTTGCTGAAGTGGTTGGTTTAGTTTGCATAGAGTCATCATTTTCTTCTCTCCACATTCTTTCGTTTTCTGCCATCTCTTCTGGAGTTAATCCTAAGAATCTAGACAGAGCATAACGTTTGCTAACAAATGGCACTGTTGCTATTTGCGTGTATGTGGAAATTCTGTTGTTGTCTACTTCTGCTTGTCTGTAAGAAGCAAAGTTCATTGGTGGTTGAAACTTGATATCAAACATTGCTGTGTCAATGTTCACACCTTTTTCTAAAAGGTAACGTTTGAACTCTTGATTAAATTCATCTGATACTAAATTTTGTAGTCTTTCACAGTATTTGTTGAACCTTAGTTCTTGAATGTATGCTGTTCCTACTCTGCCATCATTGAAACTGCTTTGCGAATCGTCTGCACCTGTTGGCAAATATGAACTTGGTATTCTTAAACCTCTTAATAATTTGTTTGTAAAGTATTTTAGGTCATCAATCTCACCAAGGTTAGTACCGCCTGGTAATGTTTCTACTTTAGAACCTCTTCCTTCTGCTGTTTGTGGGAAGAAATAGTCCTCGTTGATTGAAAGTGGATTATAAGAACTGTCTACTACGTTTGTTCCACCACCTGTTGATGAAGGAATACGTCTTTGATGAATCTCTGTTTTAACTCTTTCCACAAATTGCATTGCCAAGTGACTTGGCATATTACCTACGTCAATGTAAAACACTCTTCTTTCAGGTGCTCTTTGTACTCTGTAGATTATAATTGCGTCTTCCAGTAATTCTTTTTGTTTGTAAACTTTAAAAATGCTTTCCAACAGTGAATTACCAAACGGAAAGTTGTTGTCCAGTCCTTCACTTAAACTTAAATGTACCATGTGGTCGGCATCAACAGCAATTTCTCTTTGTCCTGTGCCAAATCTTGTTCCTGGTGCTGATGTATTGTCCACTCCAGTCATTCCTCTTACTCCGCCAGTCAAATATCCTGATCCACCGCCAGTAACATTGCCTGTTGTTTGATAAGGTGTAGTTGCTACAAGACTTTTAAAGTTAAAATTGATATCTTTTATAACATATTGCTCAGGAGTTTTACCTGTGCTTTCATTTACAATTATTTTTGTTACTTTTGCTGGATCAACGTGAAACATTTTCTTTGTTTCCGGATCTCTAATAAAGAATGCATCACCATACTTGAATACGTTACGCATAATCTTAAACACACGTTTAGAAAAGTCGTTCATTTTGCACCATTGGTGTAGGTATTGTTCTATGATTTGTATTTCTGTATTAGTTGCTTTCTGATTGTATTCAAATTTGAATGGTGTATTGTTTTGTGTATTGTTTTGTGTGCAAAATTCTGCTAGGATATCCAATGCGGCATTCACTTCTGAATCTAAATCCATCACATTGTATTGTCCGTATCTTTCAATTCTGTTTGGTGCACCGCTGTACACATCTGGAAGATATGATGAGTAGTTTGTTTTGGCTGGTCCAGCCTTTCCACCAACTCCTCCACCTAAAGGTGAATTCATTCCGCCTGTGCCGTCTGATAGTGGCACTTCTGTAAAATATTTTTTCCAACTCATTATACTGTATCCGACATTTCTGTTGTTGCTTGTGAAGTTATTCTGCTGTAACGATTGCCATCACTCATTGCCATCAAAATTTGTTCCATCGTACTATTTAACTGATCCAACTTGTCTCCGGTTGAACTTGCGGATGCCGTTGTTGATCCCACCATACCGCTTCTTAAATTTGTCATTGCATTTCCTAAGTTATCTAAACTGTTAGCATACATGTCTATTTTGCCTTTGTCAAGCTCATCGAGTGTTTTATTCAAGTTTTTGGCAAAGTTTTCTGATCCTCCACCGAAAATCTTACCTACAAAGCCTGTAACAGCACCTACAGTACTTCCTGCCCCCATTGCCGCCATTGCTCCTGACAGTGCCAAAGTGCCTTTGGCTACTTGTATTAAATTGCCGCCATCTACTAATGAAAAACCTTGTAAACCACTGCTAAACTTCTCTAATGCTCCTCCCATTAAGAAAGTTGCCGCGGCTAAACCTGCTCCTATTGCCGTGATTGCTAGTCCTAAATTCGCCGCACCTAATAGAGTTGCCGGATTTGCCATTGCTGTAAGTCCGCCTGCTAATCCTTTTAGTCCGCCACCCATGCCGGCTAGTAAACCTCCACCACCTGCACCAGTCTTTCCTAAAACAGATTTCGCTCCACCACCCGGTCCGCCTCCTGTTAGATAACTTGTAACTCCCTTGACGGCTTTCTTGCCGGCGATCGCAGTCAATGCCGCCGCCGCTACACCTGCCGCAACGTATAGTCCTCCCATTGCCACTTTGCCACCTTCTGACAACTCATCGAACCAATCGTTAAATTTCGTTCCTAAATCATCCAATGTGGTTGCAATAAAAGATTCAGGACCAATTATGCTTGCCAAGCCACCTATAATAATATCAACTCCTTGTTGGAATGGAGTCAATAATTTTTGAAATTTTGAACGCAAGTTTTCACTGGCATTCTGAAATTGTTTTGCACCTTCAGTGCTTGCCGCTCTTGCTTCTTGTTCTGCTATGATGGCACTTGTACTTTGTCCTAAGAATTTTCTGAACTTAACAGAATCTGCCGCAACATTGAAAAATTCATTGCCCACGCCTAGTTGAGTAGCAATTAATTTTTTCTGACCTTCGTCCATGTTGGCAATGCTTTCACCGTTACGTGCCAGTGCTTGAATAAACATATCACTTGCACCAGGTACACCATCTCTCAATGCCGACACTGCTTCACGCACACCGTCCACAGCAAATATACCAACTTGTTCTCCGCCTTCTGGGAATCCTTTTGCTAACAATCCTGTAACAGCACTTACCATTTCTGGTGCCGCCGCTTTGACCCTTACCATGGTTGCTTCTATTTCACTGTTTGAAATTAAACGTAACTCTCTGGCATCTGCCACTGCTTGTAATTCATCTTTCACTTGATCTCTTTGCAATCCAGTTAATCTTGACAATTGGTCTAATCTCAATAGATATTCTTGCGAGCCTGCAACCAACTGTGAATTACTCATTGATTGAGATCTACCCAAAGTAGTCTGTAAGTCTAGATAATCAGCAAAGCCTTCTGTGATATCTTCCATAGAAAATCCAAGACCTGCGATTGTTTTTCTGAAATCACTCTGTAATAGTGATGTCATTATTGTGTTGAATCTTCTTGCACCTTCGTTTGCACTACCGCCAAAACCAGCCAGTGATGTGTTGGCACTCATTAATGCCTGGGCTAATCTTGTCATGTCTATTCCGGCGTCGCCTGCTATACGTCTAAAATCACTAACTGTTTGAGTTGTGTTCGCGCCTATCTCTGCCAAGTTTCTGAAAGTGTCAACATTTTCAAACACTCTTGCCGCTAGGTCGGCTGTGAATTGTAAAAATACTTTGTTTAATCCTGTGGTGCTTTGTGATAGAACACCGAGTCCGCCAACCAATCCGTCTGCTCCATCTTTCAACATTGCAAAGCCGGCTCCTGCCGCACCTAAAACTTTTTTGAATACAACAACTGATTTGCTGGTTTTTTTGGTTTCTTCTGTGAACTCGCGTTGAGCACCACTGTTACCACCACCTCCAGACCCACCTACAGCCTTCAATATCTTTTTGGCAGTATCTTCGCTGGCTAGCCCACCTTTTTTAACCGCGTCTTCTAATAATTCTTCAATTGTTGCCATTATGTGATACCAAAATCCTTGTTACTTGTATTTAATGCCAATCATTAAGTATGCAGTTAATATGTCATACTAAATATTAGCAGTTTAAAAGTTAATAACAATATTTATTGGAGATTGAATGTCACAAGAACAAATAGGTACAAATAATAACCCACTTAAAAAGTATTACAGACAGCCCAAACAGTTTGTAAGATTGCCAAGTGGTTATAAATTTTATCCTGAAGGATCTATACAGGTTCCTGAATCAGGAGATGTTGCTGTGTATCCTATGACAGCAAAAGATGAAATGTTGCTGAAAACTCCAGATGCATTGTTGAATGGAGAAGCCACTGTGACAGTGATACAGAGTTGTATACCGTCAATTAAGAATGCATGGGCAATGCCTTCGATAGATTGCGATGCGGCATTAATGACCATCAGAATGGCTACGTATGGAACTAGCATGACTATGCCTATCAAAGTGCCAGGCACATCAATTGAGAAAGACCTGATGTTGGATTTACAAGAAAGTTTGAACAGCATCCTGTCAGCACAATACAATGATACATTTTTTTATCAAAACATGGAAGTAAAAACAAAACCTTTAACGTACAAAGAGTTTACCGAAAGTGCAATCCAAACATTTGAACAGCAAAGAATTCAAAAGATTGTAGATGACACAAAAATGAATGATGAAGAAAAAGTAAAAGCATTTCAAGTAACTTTCAAAAAATTAACAGAATTAAGTGTGGGCATGGTGGCTAACACAATAGCATCAATCACAGTGGATGGCGAGACTGTAACCGATGCCAAACAAATCAAAGAGTTTTTGGAAAACACTGACAAACAATTTTTCAGTTCCATCATGGAGCATTTGGAAAAAAATAGAGAAGTATTTCAATTAAAACCTCAAATCATTAAATCTTCAGAAGAAGAAATTAAGAACGGAGCACCTGCTGAATACACAATACCTGTAGCATTTGATTCAGCAAATTTTTTCGTATAAAGATATCAACACTGCCGACTTCTGACATTATCAAACTCACCAAGGAAATGGAAGGTGAAATTAAAAATTTTAAATCCGATCTATTCAAATTGGCATGGTTCATGCGTGGATCAATCACTCTGGATGAAATATATGCTACCTGTCATGAAGATAGAGAAGTAATGGGCGGAGTTGTCAAAGAAAATCTAGATACTGCTAAAAAAACAGGACAACCCTTCTTTTAACATATAGATACTATATATAAAGTATAAAAAATCATACACACACGGTGCCTAGAACCAAATAGCATCATTTAATCAATGACACACACATTCTAAATAAATCACATATGCAAGTCTACACACAAATTGTACGACCCCAGGAGTTGGATGAGGATGACCTGTGGATTCCCTGTCTTAAAACAGCCACCGTTGAACACTCATCTGCAGATGCAAAATCGGGATTGATCATCACACACATTGAAGCCATCAAACACTATGCACACAGTCTTACAGAACTGTTGGAACAAAAGGTGTATGCGGTGGGATCAAAAACTTATGACCGACTCGTAGAGGCGGGCTTCGCAGAAAATAATATTCATTGGCGACACAATGCCAACGATTTAAAACTGCGTTCCAAAAACACAGGCCCACTCACTTGGCTCCACGGAGACAAGTACGCCAGAGATTTTCGTGCCATACCTGAAGTCACAGCAATACAGACATACGAATCAAAACCAGATCCTACAGCCATCAAACAGATATTGAAATTGGAACCAGATGTTATTCATGTGTATTCTGATTCTGTATTAAAAGAGTTGGAGATTAGGAACTGGAGTCACACCAAGTTGAAACACGTTGTGTCAGCGGAACCTGATGCCGCTTTATGGTTGGATTGTGAATCATTTGATCCCAATGTTTAAGAACGACTAGCGTCGTTCTGCTTTTCGCTTACGCTCAAGCATTTAAGCAATTACATAACGAAGTTATGTTGTGCATCATGCAGACAGTTGATCCATACTTCACCCAGTAACGGGAAAAGTATGAAGCCATCATGCGAGACTAGCCTGCCATTTTGTGAAAGGAACTTTTGTACGGAAGCGGTGACCCGCCAACTCCCTATTCCAGACTTCATTAGTCACGGTCAACTGCGGCACCCTTCACAAACAAAGTGAGCAGTTGTGATGTTGTATCTTTTTCACAGAGCATCTTCTTTTGTGCCTTTAGTAAGCACTTGCCTTGCAACTCAGGATTCACCATTATTTTTCAAACGCACTTCCTGGATCTACGATCAGCGATGTTGCTATGTTAAGCCTTTTTGTAGTTTTTAAGTTCTTCTTTTAGGATTCGGGAACCACCAACTCTCACATTGATAATTCCGTTGTAGTAATCATCGGTTTCTAGTACTCGCCTTTCGAATTGTTCTCGAGCCTCGAGATAACTCATTACGCCTCTACCTTTACAGATGTATAATATTTCCCTAGTAAATTTTTCTTCGCCTAATTCTGCCACGTCAGCATTCAAATGGTCTGAAGATCCCCAATAGTCTTTCCAGTCCGATTCAACTTTGCTTCTACGTTTGTTTATCCTGCCCTTGAGAGGTGGACGTGTCTTCTTGAATTTCGCCAGTTTTTTACCCACATACTTCTTACCGTTGGTTGTGTTTGTAATGAGATACACAAATCCTTCGCAGTCTTCCGGCAGTGTGTGAATGGGGTTACCCTGATAAGTCCATGGCATATGGACATACTTACTGATTATTTTTTTCGCTCTTGCTGTTTTTGGATCTTGCTCACTTTGTATTGTGCTTCAAGTTCTTTACGTCTTTGACGTGCCAAAATTCTAATTTCCGCTAAAGCCTTTCTAGCGGCTACTTTGGTAGCGAGGCTTCGCCTCTCAGCAAACAACTCGTTTGCCTTAAAATAAGCCATGTACGCCTTGGTCAGTTTATCGTGTGTATCATCTAGAATGGTCATGTGTTTCTACGTCATTAGCATATGCTGTGAAGCCGTTTTCTTTAACAACCTTAAGCACATTGTTCACTCTGCCCATCAATTCATCTTTGTGGGATATTAAAAATATATTTTTGCCTGATTCTCTGCTCATTTTTTTCAAAATAGCCAAACTGCTTTCAACTCCTGCTGAATCCATACCAGAATCTATTAATTCATCCAAGAACAACAAGTTGATCTGTTGATACAAGTTTTCCCATACATCTCTAAATGCAAAACTTAAACCTAAAATTAATCTGTTTCTTTCTCCTCTACTCAAATTGTCAAAGTCTAGTTCTTGTCCCAGTTGAGTGATCTCCACACTTAAATCATTTTTAAATGTGACCAAGTGTGGAAGACCCAATTGATCCAAGTAGTGAGTTAACCTGTTGTTCAAGAAGGTTAAGTTTTGATCAATTATTTTCTTTCTTATGAAAGAATCTTTATTTGTCAACAATTTATACAAAAATTCTTGATGTTCTTTCAATTTTTGTAGTGTGTTTGCTGTGTCCCAATTTATTTCTTGTACTGCTTGATTTTTTAATTCGTCTATTTGATCTAGATATGGATTTGATTCTTCTTTTTTGTTAACAAGTGCTGTGTTGATTGATTCCACATATTGTCTGTGATCATATGCTTCTTTAAGTGTGTCATAGTATGTGTCAGGTCTTTGATCCAAATCGCCCACTGCTTTGATATCTTTTACAGTTTGTTCTAATTGTTCAGCCAATTCCATTACATAACTGTTGGATTCTCCATATTCTTCTTCCAAAGTTTTCTGCATTTGTTCTATTTTATCTTGAGGCAGATCCTGTCCACAAGCATAACAAGAAGTTTCGCTATTAAGTTTTTCTAAATCATCATGCAATTTTTTTGCTGTCTTATCTGCTTGTTCAATAGTTGATTCCAAACCGGCTCTGTCTTTTTGCAATTGTCTTAACGCATCATTAAGTTTTGTCCAATCTTCAAGTTTTTGATGTGTTTCTAATTCTTTATCAATGTCTACGCCTTCTAACTCTTTCAAGTTTTTTTCTAATTTTTCTATATCTGTTCTGTTTTGATTTTGCCAAGCACTGCTTTTGTTGTTTAAACTGTGAATTGTTTCTTCTACTTTTTCATTGCTAATTTTTAAACCTTCTAATCTTGCTGTTTCCAGTGCTATGTCTTCTTTTGAACGTTTGATGTGTGTTTTTAAGATGTCTGCTTTCTCAGACAACAACTGAATTCCTAACAGTTGTTCAATTATTTCTTGTTGTTCATTGTTGTGTAAACTTAAAAAGGGTTGAGTGTATGTGTTCAAAGCCACAATGTGTTTAAACATTTTTGGATTCATTCCAATCATTCTGTTCAGGTCTTCTTGTGTTTTACGTGAATCTCCTTGACTGACATCTGATAGTTCTTGTTCTTGGTCGTCAATGTAATACTTCATTACATTTGGTTTTCTGCCACGTTCTACTCTATAATTTACACCATCTTTTTCAAATGCTATTGTGACCAACATTGCTTTGCTGTTGGTTTTATTCACTAGATTGTCTTTACGTATTTTTGTAAGTGCTTCGCCATACAATGCGTAACACAATGCGTTGACTATGGTTGTTTTACCTGTACCATTACGTGAACCTGCGTCATCACCACCCATGTCTAAGTTTTCACCCAACACCAGTGTTAATAATTTTTGTTGAAAGTCTATTGCTTGGGTTTGATTACCCACACTCATAAAGTTTTTTACAGTAATTGTTTTAATCAGTATCATTGTTTAAATCTCTAAATATTCTAAGCAAGACAGATTTATCATACGCATCAGACTCAATTGTTTCAATTTCTTTAGAAACAATTTGATCTACACTTTCAAATTTTGTAATATCAAGTTCTGTGTTAATTTCTTCTTCTTGTTTGCTTGGGATTAGTGTTATTTCTCTACAATTATATTCTTTCATAAAAGTTTCTTTAATATAACTGGCTTCTTCAAAACTGATGTCTATATCCAATGTAACTCTTAGATGCATTTTCTTTTTCATGATCTCTTTGGTTTTGTCCAACAGTGTGCTTAATTTTACATTTCTGTACTTGGGACAATTATCCCAATTGAAATAAACAGGCTCTGTGCCATGTTCTAATATCATCATACCACGTTCATCGTCATCAACATCTGCATAATTGTGTGGAAAAGGATTGCCTAAATAATGAATATTATTTTTGACCTGTCTTTTATGAAAGTGTCCTGAGAAAACGTATTCTTGTTTTTTAAAATCACTTGGTCGTAATTCTCCTGTGTCAGGCATTTCTACCATTGCATTCATAAAGAAGTTGGGTAATTCAAAATGACCAAACATATATTTGCATTCCATATTACCAACTTTTTTCCATTCATTGCCTACTAACCAAGGCACTAATATAGTGTCATCTATTTTTGTAATTTTATTAACCATAGTGATGCCGGGAATAAATCTGCCAAACTCTACAGATTGAATATCTCTGCTGTCTTTATAATATAAATCGTGATTGCCTGGAAAGAAATAAAATTTATCAAATGCTTTTCCTAATTTTTCTAAACATCTAATAGAAGCATCCATAGTGGTTATGTTTACACTATTCCTGTTGTGATGCCAATCGCCACAAAACAATCCTGTTTCACAGCCATGTTTCTTTGCTAGTTCGATATACCAATCAACGAATTCTTCACAGTCATCGTTGTGTAATTTAGAATTGGATTTTAATCCGAAATGAATGTCGGTAAAAACTGCTAATTTCTTGAACAAAATAATCTCCTACTTTTCTTTAGAATACACGAAAGTGTTGTATTTGTCAACTACTTTTTCGTTCGTTTACTGACTTTGGGTTTTGGATTCGATTTGTTTGCAGTCTTTGGTGCACCTGAATCGCCTTGAGTCTGTCGTGACATACTAGGCATCATATTGTTAAGTTCCAGAATATCATCTCTAATATTTTGATTACGTTTTTCAATATTGATAATTCTTACAAACGAATTAGTAACTGCCGCTGTGTAATAAGCAAATGGATTATCTGATTTAGATTCATCAAATTGTAAACCAATTTGAGCCAATTGCAATATGGCTTGTCCTTGCATCTCATCATTGTATGTGTAACCTCTTACATTACCTCTTGTTCCATAACGTTCACACAGTTTCATCCACATTTTTGCCAGTTCATTTGTGGCTCTGCCTGATTCTTTATTGAATTTGCCGTTTTCTAAACCACCTTCCCAGTGACTTTTTCCCACACAAATTAAATTGCCTTTTCTGTCATATTTCCAATGTTGGAATGGTGGAAAGTTTACCTTGGTTTTACCATCTGCCACTGTTTTTGGATTCTTTTTTCTACCAGGTTCATCTGGCACGTGATCAAATGTCATCACCCTAAAAACTACATCATCCTTGTCAATCTTTCTATAATCTATTTGGCATTCTCCCAATTTAGTTTTAGGATCTAATTTTTTACGTCTTTCGTAGTCTTGATGTGTTAATTTTTTGGCTTTATTTCTCTTGGCTTGAGCAACAGTTCTAATGTTTATTGCATCCACGTTTTTCACAATCAAGTTGTATTCGCTGTATGCTTCGTCTATAAAACTGCAAAATGATGCCTTAGACTTATGAATTTCGGATAATAGGTCTCTGTTGTTTAGATAATTGACTTTTTTCATTAATGTTCCTTGTTATATATCTCTTCATTATAAACTACTCAGTTAATTTTGTCAATAAATAAATGTATGGCAGACAATTTTCTAAAAAAAGCGACAGATTTGACATCAAACAAAGTAGGTGACATGAAAACAATGGCTAATGACATTGTGAGCAATACTTCAGGTTTTTTAAACACCAACATAGATACATTTGGTAAAACATTAGATTCAGTATCCAGTTTTGCTTTTGGTAAAGCCAAAAGACTAAAAGGTGAGTTGAAAAAACTTACTGACGGTATATTTAAATTTGATAAATCTGCTCCAGCGATCACAATGAACACAGACGGTAACACAGACAGCGGAGACCAAGACTGGCGTGTGAGTTTGTCAATGCCACAAAGTATTACTCAAATGATAGCAGGAGAAAAAACACTGTTGGATCCTTTAAAAGCCACAGGCAACAGATTGGTATTTCCTTATACTCCAACAATATTGGTAGGACAATCAGCCAATTGGAATCCAATGCAACCGGTACACACCAACTATCCGTTTTATGCTTATGAAAATTCACGTGTGGATCAAATGACAATCTCAGCACACTTCTATGTGCAGAACGAAATGGAAGCAAGATATTGGGTAGCGGCTGTGCATTATTTGAGATCAATGACAAAAATGAGTTATGGACTATCACCAAACAAAGGTGCTCCACCTCCAGTGGTGCGTTTAAACGGATACGGAGATTTCACTTTCAAAGATGTTCCTGTGATTATTCAAAACTTTACATTTGATTTAAAAGAAGATGTTGACTACATCAGCACAAAATTAACAGCAGAAGAATCTGGAACATCTGATGGTCAATCATCTGTTGCCTCAACTGGCGGAACTTATGCCTGGGCACCAACAGAAAGTTTAATGACTATTGGAGTTGTACCACAATACAGCAGAACAAAACAAGCACAATTTGATCTTGCCGATTTTGTTAAAAATGGCGGAACAAAAGGAAGTGGATTTATTTAATGGGATTCTTTACAAGCTCAAGTCCATATGCATCTACAAGAATTGTTGATGATCAATATCTCGACATAATGACAATACGTCCAGTGCCGGCACAACCGGACGATGTGTTGTACACTGTGGAACCACAATACAATCATAGACCAGACTTGTTGGCTTATGATCTTTACGGCAACGAAAAACTATGGTGGGTGTTTGCTCAACGCAACATGGACAAAATTTCTGATCCAGTTTACGATCTTATTCCTGGCTTAGAAATTTATATTCCACAAGGACCCGCTCTTAGAGATACACTAGGAGTGTAATATGTTCTTTAACAAAAAAACAAATTCAAATGTAACTCTTAAAAAAGGTGTTACTGAAAAGGTAGGCGCAACAGTTGAATGGAAAGACAGCGGTCTTTCTTACATGGATGTTGAAACTAACACTTCAGTAACAAAAGATGAAAACGTATCAAAAAAGAAGAAAAAACCCAATGTCCAGGTAAAAGAATTTATAAGAGAATTCATACCCAACCCTCTACACGACTATGAATCATACAATGCTGTATTCACACTGGCGGCACTGACACTGGAAGAAGTAAATTTCCCCAACATACTTTATAATAGAATGCCTCTTCATCCTGTGGCACATTCCGCTGGTAAAGGCAAAATAGAAGAAGTTACTTTTTACAAACAAGCAGGAGTAAGTCTTGAATACTTTATAGATAATGTTGAAATAAAATCTTTCATTTCTCCCAATCAAAAAACAAAACACGTACAAAGATCAGAACTTTCTTTTACTGTGACAGAACCTTTCAGTATTGGTTTATTTTTACAGACTATGGCGATACAAGCCGGCAAAGCCGCAGACGATGGCAACGTTGAATTTACAAGAGCACCGTATGCCTTAATAGTGGATTTTGTTGGTCAAGATGTAAATGGCAAAATTTTTAGAAATAACAATCTACGTAAAGTTATGCCTATTCAAATGACAAAAGCGGCAATAAGAGCCAGTCAGGCAGGTGCTGTGTATGATTGTACTGCCGCACCTTGGATAGAAACTCCAACAATGGATGTGAATAATAAAATAAACACTGATATCACACTGTCAGGAAAAACTGTTTACGAAATGATGCAGGTGGGAGATGACAGTTTAATGGGGCAATTAAATTTTAAAGGCGAAGATTTAGACAAAAAAGCCAAGAAGAAAGAAAAACTTGCCACAGTGCCTACAGATGACTTTGTGATATATTTTCCTGAGAACTCTGAAGTTGAATACACAGAAGCAGAGAGAAAAAGAGTTTTGAAAGATAGAGCAACAATGACAAGCGATGGCTCAGGAGATTATTTTTTCAATACCGAAAAAAGAGACAGCATTGTGGAAACACTACTAGGAAAAAATATTCGAGTAACCAACGAATACACTGGCACAAGCGGACAAGGAGTAAGAGTGTTTCAAACCGAAGGTGAAGGATCAAATGCAACTTTTTTAGGCAATGACATTGGAGCATCAAAAATGGCTATCAATGAAAATAACATGGCTATAATGGGTAAGAAATTTCCTGATTTTGAAGAAAAATATGACAAACGCAAAAAAACTTTCACCAGAGATGGTATCACTTTAAATCTTAGAGCGATGACTTTAAGTTTTAAAAAAGGTACTCGTGTCACAGACATAATTGAAACAGTGATACTGTTGAGTGAATATGCTAAAAATTTAACAAAAAATCCTGACGAAATGAAAAACAAACAGCCAGGCAAACATCCTTGGTTTAGAGTAAGAACCAAATGTTTTCAACTGCAGGATTCTTTTTTCAAAATGAAAACAAATAACCATCCTAGATTAAATGTTTTCAGTATAGTGCCTTATCAAGTGCCAGACACTATATTTGACGATGATACATCTATGCCGACAGGTATTACTGTGCTTAGACAAAACATTGTAAAAGGATACAATTATCTTTACACTGGATTGAACAAAGATATAATGGATTTCCAGTTGGACTATAATTTTGCTTTTTTCAATAGTGCTCCTCAAAATATGAATAAAACTTCGTCAACTTCATCTGCTGGAGGTAACAAGAGTATAGAAAAATCAGGAGTAGCAACAAATGTGCCAAAAATGTTTGTAACAGATTCTGAAGACAATAAACCAGGAAATTTAGCATCTAGAATTGTAAAAGCACAAAAAGAAGCCAGCGGTGAAGGAACAGAAAATGAAAGTGCAGAATTAAAAATTGCTAGAACAATGAATGATAGAATTATCAATGGTGGAACAACTGATTTAATTCAAATGGATTTAACAATAATTGGAGATCCTTACTTCTTACCAGCAAGTGGGATGATGAATTCAGATGAACCCACAAGATTTTTTGTGGATCCTAGACCATATGCCACAGAATCTTCAAGTGATAAAAACAACGGTAACGGCAGGGGAGAAATAAATTATCAAGATACTTCTTGTTTTATAGAAATGAATTTCCAAACACCGATTGATTATCAACCTGGTGGGGATAATTTTATTTTCCCTCAAGGTGGGTCGTACCAAAACGGAGCAGGGGAAACAATTAGATTGGGTGAATTTAGCGGTATATTCCAAGTTCAAACAATCTTGAGCACTTTCCGACAAGGTATGTTTGAGCAAACATTGAGAATAAACAGACAAGCCAACATGACATTGAATGCTGTGGAAGGCTCAGGCAACAAGAAAAAAATTCAAAAAGATAACAGTAAAGACTAATGGCAAAAAATTTAAACACACGAAAATCACACTCAATTGATCCTAAATTAAATCAAGGACCTTTTGAAGCCATTGTGAGAAATGTGTTGGATCCCAAATACAGTGGAGCAATAGAAGTTGAATTGGTTAAAACATTGGATTCAGGCAATGCCACAACCACAGGACAATTCATCACAGCAAAATATCTCAGTCCATTTTATGGCACAACCAATGTGGCAGGACTGAACAAAAACAAAGATCATAGAGACAGTCAACAGAGTTATGGTATGTGGTTCGTTCCACCTGATGTGGGCAACACTGTGATGATTATGTTTATAGAAGGCAACATCAATAGAGCATACTGGATTGGTTGTATTCCACAAGAATTAATGAACGTGATGATTCCAGGCTCAACACCTGCCATGTCAAACACAGACACAACAGATTCCGAACATCAAGAAGATCCTGCAGATGCAGACATCAGAGGCAAAAAAATGCCTGTGGGTGAACACAACAAATTAAAATTTGCTGACCGTCCTGCAGACAAACCTTTGATGATTAAAAAACCAATCAACAGATTATTTAAAGCAGTGTTGGACAATCAAGGTTTAATAGCAGATGAAATTAGAGGACTCACAACATCTAGTGCTAGACGTGAAGTGCCTTCAAGTGTGTTTGGAATAAACACACCAGGACCAATTGACAAAGTGTTTACACAAAATCAACCTATAGCATCTGCTAGAACAGGTGGTACATCATTTGTTATGGATGATGGTGATGACAAGTTTATAAGAAAAACAAAAGCCAAAGATGGTCCAATGGAATATGTGGACGTGGAAACCAGCGAGGATGTTATTGAGGGCGATAAAAACACTCCTCACAATGAACTGTTTAGAATAAGAACACGTACAGGACATCAAATACTGTTACACAATTCAGAAGACCTTGTGTACATTGCCAATGCCAACGGCACAGCATGGATTGAAATGACTGCCAACGGCAAGATAGATTTTTATGCAGAAGACAGTGTGAGTGTTCACAGCAAAGGAGATTTTAATTTTAAAACAGATAGAGATTTCAATCTAGAAGCAGGCAGAGACATTAATTTAAAAAGTGCCACAGTTAATCAAGAGTCCACAACACACAACTTGTTGACCACTGGAGCACAAACTGTGGAAGTGGGTACAGCACAAACAATCACAGTTGGAGGAACAACCAATCATTATGCTGGTGGTGATATCAATTTAGACGTTGGAGGACTCATAAATCTTTCTAGCGGAATAGCAGTGGCTACGCCGGTGGCGCCTTTAGCGGCTTGGAGCCTTCCAGGCGAAGCAAATAAAAGCATCATGAAACGTGTGCCACAACACGAGCCATGGAGCCATCATGAAAATTTTGATCCAATGGCAGTTGCATTGGCTAAAACAGACAGAAGTGAACAAGAGGATATTGTGGTTGCAGAACCTATTAATATTCCAGACACATTTAAAAATGCGAGGACATAATGCCAGGAGTTAGTAGAGTAACAGTAGACACAGCAGTAGGCACAATAGTTGGCAATTTAGCACCAAAAGTTATTGTGGAAGGAGTACCAATTGTTGTTGTTGGAGCGGCAGTGGAGGCTCATGCACCTTGTCCAATACCTCCGCATTGTGATGCCACTATGAGCGGTAGCAGTGCAAAAGTAAAAGCAAATTCAATATTCATATGCAGGGAAGGAGACGCGGCAACTTGTGGTCACACCGCTACTGGTAGTGGCAAAGTATTTGCCGGTTAAATATCATTATGGCACAGAAAAAATTATATAAAGAGGTTACAGTTACATCTGCTCAAACAGCCAAAACACCTGCTACACAAAGAATGTACAGAGGGTTGAGTACAGTGAATCCAGACAACACATCATTTGGTTTAAATGATATAGGATTAATCAAACAGGATTTGTTGAATCATTTTCATATATCACAAGGCGAGAAACTTGAAAATCCAGAGTTTGGCACAATCATATGGGACGTAATACATGATCCTTTAACACCAGATTTAGAAGAAGCAATAAAAGAGGATATTATCAAAATAATCGACACTGATCCTAGAATAAAAGCGGACACAGTGATAGTAACACCATTTGAAGCAGGATTACAAATAGAAGTTGAACTAACTTATGTCAAATATAATGTGTCAGAGAAACTAAGATTGACATTTGACGAAAATAATGGGTTACTGAATTAAATGCTCTGTTTATACAAACAAATAAATAATGTTATAACAAAGGAAACCAATGTCATCCACAGATAGACAAAACAGATTATTGCTGGCAGAAGACTGGAAAAGAGTATATCAGTCTTACAAAAATGCGGAATTCAAAAGTTACGACTTTGACACAATCCGTAGAACAATGATCCAATACATCAGACAAAATTATCCAGAAGATTTTAACGATTACATTGAATCATCAGAGTATCTAGCACTAATTGACTTGATTGCTTATCTAGGACAAAACTTGGCTTTCAGAACAGACTTAAATGCTAGAGAAAATTTTTTAGAAACAGCAGACAGAAGAGATTCAATATTAAGATTAGCAAGATTAATCAGTTACAATCCAACACGTAATCAAGCCGCAAACGGATTGATGAAAATTGTAGGTGTCAGCACAACTGAAAATATTGTAGATAGCAACAACTTAAATTTAAGCGGACAAACAATCAGTTGGAATGATGCAGGTAACACAAATTGGAATGAACAATTTACTAAAGTTTTAAATGCTTCATTGGCAGAAAATGAAAAATTTGGTAATCCAGTAAAATTAGAAAACATAGATTCAATCCCAACTAGTCAATACAGAATCAATGCCAACAGCACTGAGGTGCCTGTGTATTCTTTTAACAAAACAGTGAATGGACAAAATTTACCATTTGAAGTTGTTTCAACTTCTTTCGACAATGGTTCTGTGATAGAAGAAGCACCACTTACAGGAAGAAAATTTAGTTTGCTTCACAGAGATGATGGTAAAGGCAACAGCAGTAACAACACAGGATTTTTTGCACACTTTAGACAAGGTGTACTTGACAATGGCGATTTTTCAATCGATGTACCGTCAAACAATCAATCAGTTGCAATTGAATCTAGCAATGTAAACAACACAGATGTTTGGTTGTATCAATTAGATACTGACACAGGATTAGAAAGTACAGAATGGACAAAAGTTGATGCTGTAACAGGTAACAATGTTATATACAATTCAACAACAAAAGATTTAAGAAATATTTACACAGTGTTGAGCGACACTGATGATTCAATCAGTCTTAAATTTGCAGATGGAATATTTGGAAATTTACCGCAAGGTAATTTTAAAGTATACTACAGAAGAAGTAAAAATCAAAATATTAGAATTACTCCTGCTGATATGCAAAATATTCAAGTGGATGTACAGTATGTTTCATCAAACAATCAAATAGAAGTTTTAACATTAACATTTGGATTGCAATACACAGTTGATAATGCAACAACATCTGAAACCAACGACAACATCAGATTAAATGCTCCAGCAACATACTACACACAAAACAGAATGATCACCGGTGAAGATTATCAAGTTGCACCATTAGGAACAAATCAAGAAATTATCAAAGTAAAAGCAACAAACAGAACTTCAAGCGGAATTTCAAGATATTATGATCTAATAGATTCAACAGGAAAATACAGTAACACAAATGTATTTGGCGCTGATGGTATAATATACAAAGAAGAAACTGAAAATGTAGACACATTTAGTTTTGCAACTCAAACAGACATTGAAGGTGTAATTATAAATCAATTAGAACCTTTATTATCTAAAAATCAAACTAGAAATTATTACATAGAAAAATTTGCTAAAATATTATTAACTGATTTAATTCCGGTTTGGCAACAAGTTACAAATGCTACAAATGAATCTACAGGTAAATTGATAGATGATGTAAATGTTTTAGATTATCAAGTTGGAACATACACAGCAAGTCAATTGAAATATATTGAACCAGGTGCTATGATTAAGTTTACTGCACCAGCAGGCAAACACTTTATGCCAGACAACAGTATAATGGCAGGGCCAGGAGATCATCCAGGTGCTAAAGACTATATTTGGACAGCAGTTGTCAGTGTTTACAATGATGGAGTCACAAATAATACAGCAGGCGAAGGCGCAATTAAATTTAATGATGTGATTCCTACAGGTGCTGTTGCAAGTGAAATATTACCTAAATTTTCAAAACAATTTTCAGATGATGTTAAAACAGTTATAATTGATCAGGCGTTTGCTTATAACAACTTTGGAATACGTTATGATGTACAAACAAGAAAATGGATGGTTATTGACGAAAACAATTTAAACGTTTATGGAGATTTCAGTATTGGTAAAACTGGTGATGAGTCCAATCAGCAATTAGATTCAAGTTGGTTGATCAGATGTATTAACAATGGTGCTACGTACACAATCACATA